CTCTTGAACTGGGCTGGATTCTCAGGACAGTTCGGCTTCAAGGACGTTCAGAAGGTCGAGAGCGATGATGATCGCGAATGGGGGGACTTCGTCAGCGCTGTGTACCGGACCTTCGGAAGCGAGCCCTTCCGGGTGCGGGACATCACGGCACGGCTGAAGGACTCGGCGGGAGACGGCGACGACTCGCCGTTCACGATCGAGGACGAAGGGCTTCAGGCGGCCGTGTCGGACAAGATCGATCCCGGAAGCCTGCCGGGGGAACTCGCGGACAAGTGGAGCAAGACCGGTCTCGGCAGTCCGGCGGGGTTCTCGAAGTCACTCGGCCGGTGGATCAAAAACCGCGCCGGTCGCTACGTCGGGGATCTCGCCTTCCAGCACGTGAAGGCAGACGCTAAGAAGGGGGATATCTACCGGATTGACCGGTTCGCCTGAAGGCTGGAGAGATCTTGGGGAGGGGGTTTCAAAACCCCCTTTTCATACCCATGACGTTCTATGTGATGTAAACATCAAGATCATATATACGTGATCATGTAAATGACATCACATACGGGGGGACCGGTTGAAAAAGGGGGTTTGAAACCCCCAAACCCCCTCCCCATGATCACCGGCGTTGCCCTGACTGTGGAACTCGGGGACTCGCCGACCGGTTCACCATGACGTATAGTCATAGCTACGCACTCAGAGAGGAAGATCATTCATGATCAACGGCGTCGTCTTCGATCTTGAGACGGCCGCATCTGACGAGTTGTTCCGCCGGGACGACTTCCTTCGGATCGACGGCCTGTACCCGTCCGGCGGCAAGCCGGTCATCACTACCGACCATGCCGAGACGACTCGGCGACTCATGGCGGCCGAACCCGCGATCGGGCACAACATCAGCGCGTTCGATCTTGTGGCGCTCGCGCGTCACGCCGGTCTGTCACTGCCTGCCATGCGGAACCGGACGTACGACACGGACCTTCGGCTTCGGCTGGTAGATCCGCCACCGTCCGGCAAGGACGGCAACGCCATGTACCCGCGTGGTTACTACGGTCTCGATCAGGCATGCATGCGGTACGAGTTGCCGCACAAGACCGACAACCTGAAGGCGCTCGCTCGACGGCTCGGGGGCTTCGATCAGATCCCTCTCGATCATCCCGAGTACCTGAGCTACCTCGAAGGCGACCTGTACGCGACGGCCGCTCTCGCGAACCATCTCGGACCGCTCGACGACTACGCGCGGCGAGAGATGAACGTCGGGCTCATGACGGCTCAGATGACCGTCAATGGCTTCCGGGTGGACGTGCCGGAACTCGGTCGAGCGCTGGTCGATCAGGCGAAGCGGAAGGCCGCGAACGTGGCTGAGTTGTCCCGGATCACCGGCATGCCGGTCACGGGCAAGTCACCGCTTGCCAGCGACGCGGGCAAGGCCGCGATCGAGGCGTTCTTTATCGATCAAGGTCTGAAGCCGAAGGCTCTCCCCCGGACGGGTAAGACCGGCAAGCTCGCGACCGGCCGTGAGGACATGGCGGCCTTCCGCGACATGCTGATCAGCAAGGCCGGTGGACGGGACATCTCGAAGATCCTTCGTGTGATCGAACTCATGGTGTCGATCACCGGCGAGCGCACGGTGTACCAGACTGCCGAGACGTGCCGGATCGATGATCGCGTTCACCCTCAGGTACGGCCGCTTCAGGCGTCCGGCCGGTGGTCGGTCACGGGTCCGGGGCTGACGGTCTTCGGCAAGCGGAACGGCCGGTACGTCGAGCGCCGGATCTTCGCGGCCGAAGAAGGTCATGTTCTTCTCGCCTTCGACGCTGATCAGGTGGACGCTCGCGCCGTCGCGGCGCACTCGGGAGACGAGCGTTACCTGAAGGTCTTCCGCGACGGTCTCGATCTTCACGCCGAGAACGCGGCCGTCGCCTTCGGCGACCGGTCCCGGCGGGAGGACGCGAAGCCGATCGGGCACGGCTGGAACTACGGCATGGGGATCAACCGTCAGGTCTTGAACGGTGTCCCCCGTGATCACGCGATCGAGTTCGATCGAGCGATGCGCGAGACGTACCCGGACGTCGTCGAGTGGCAGAACGAGGTACGACGGGTCGCGGGCGACGGTGATCTTCTGGATAACGGCTTCGGCCGGATGATGCGGGCGAACCCCGACTTCGCGTACACGCAAGCCCCCGCGTTGGTCGGTCAGGGATGCACGCGCGACATCATGGCCGAAGGCATGCTTCGGCTTCCGGTCGAGTACTGGCCGTATCTGCGAACCGTGGTCCATGACGAGATCGTGTTCTCGGTCCCCGAAGCCGATCACGTCGAGATCGCTCGGGAGATCAAGGCTGCGATGTCCTTCGACCTCGCGGACGTCACGAACGGCCGACTCGCGTCGGTGCCGATCACGATCGGATGTAGCAAGCCCGGTAGGAACTGGGCTCAGGTCTACGAGAAGTGAGGGAAGATCATGACTTCGAGCGAATGGGTCGCGACCATGGCCTTCCTGAGCGTGTTCGTGCTCGGGATGATCTGGGTTCTGTCCCCGTTGTGGACGTGCCGGTACGACCCGAGCGCATGCCTGTTCGGATGCCGGTACATCACGCATGACGGCGGACCGTACGGGGTCCCGACGACGGTCGAGTACAACAACCCCGAGTGTCCCGATCACGGCAAGGCCGTTGACCAGTCGTCATACAGGTGAGAGAATCAGGCAACGGCAGTCGCCGGGCTCATACCCCGGAAGGGCTGCAAGTCCATGGCAAGGGGCGGCCGGACCCGCGTACAGGGTTGCCAACCTGTACGCGGGGGTCGGTTCCCCGGAAAGATCACTCATGATCATCGTTCTGACTCCCGAGTCCCAGATCATCCGAAGCGTCTTCGCGCGGTGCGTGCTCGACAACGGTCACTTCATGTGGACCGGCGGTGTCTCACGCGGCGGCGGCCGGAAGGGCGACCCGTACCCGACCGTATGGGTACCAGAGCTGAAGACCTCGATCCGGGGACACCGGCTGATCTTCGCCGCGTTCTACGGCACGTGGGAAGTTCCGATCGGGTACCACCGTGAGCACGTCTGCAATCGATCACTCTGCCTGAACCCGGCATGTATGGAGCTGGTCACACAGGAGGAGAACCAGCGTCGGCGCGCGTGGCGCACTCGCGCCGAGAAGGAGGGGAACACGGACATGATCTGTCCCCCGTGCAAGTCGGCCGGTGATCTCGTTCCGGTGCTGGGCAAGATCACCGATCAGCCGACCATGGTCACGCTCACCCGAGACAAGATCAAGGAATATCACGCTCAGTGCCGGGGCGGAACATGGTGTGACTGTCAGCACCAGATCCCCGACCTGGCGGCATGATCCAAAAGGCGTAGGCCCCTAGAAGCCCCTGAGAGCCCTTCTAAGGCACTCGGGGGCTTCTTCGGTACCAGCTATCCAACCAACCCGAGATAGGCCCGTACGGGCAGACTGGGAGTCACAAAGATGCCAAAGATCGGTGAATGGACGGAGGAAGCCCGGCGGACGGTCACGGTCGCCGTCGAGGGCATCCCCGAGCCCGTGAAGGGTCAGGGTGCCTTCGAGATCATGCCGGAAGGCGTCGAGATCACGTACGAGCGATGGGGGAAGGACGCACCCGAGAAGGTGTTCAAGATCAAGGTCAGGGGTCCGCGTGTGGACGCGACCAAAGATCAGCCCGGCTTCGGTATCCGGGTGTGGTTTCCCGATCAGGAGAGTCACGACCCGGCGAGCGTCCCGGCATGGGTCGTCGAGCTGGTCGAGATCTTCACCCGGTACGACGATCTAGCCGACCAGCTTCGCGCCGGTCGTAAGGCGATCAAGTGGCTTCGAGGGGAAGCGTCATGACGACCATGACGGCCGGTGAGGCTCGCGGGAAGTACCAGAAGGGCACGGCCTTCGAGCGCCGCATTCGCGACGTCTTGCACTCGGCTGGATACGCGGTCTGCCGTGGTGCCGGATCGAAGGGATCGAGCAAGGCCGATCTTGTGGCCTTCAGCCCACACGGCCCGATCCTGATCATTCAGGCGAAGACCAACGGGATCATCTCGGAAGACGAGTGGAACCGGTTGTACGAGATCTCGCTGTGGTCGGCCGAACGGTACAAGGATTTCACGGTGTGCCGGGTGATCCCGATCATCGCGTACAAGGACCCTCGCGGCCGTCTGCTCATGGATGAGATCACCGGCTTCCGGGTGTACCGCAAGCCACGGGAGAACCGTCAGCCGTACGACTGGCGTTGCTCATGCCAGCCCCCGCACGACGATCTCAGCAAGATCGACAAGGCTTGACCGCACGTCACATCTAGGCGACAATCGAGTGAGAGCGAAGGGAGGTGATCACGTGGCACGTCATGATCGCTCTTACGGCGTCTGGCACCAGTCCGGACGTAAGGGCGGTTCGCGTCGCCGGAAGGCCGGTGCTTCGGTGCTGGCTTCCGGCCGACGTGGGACCCGCAAGAGCAAGTACGCGAGCAAGAGAGACAGTCGGGCGACCGGCTAAGGGAAGGTACGGACATGGCGGTTCAGGCACAGAACGCGTACGGCAAGACGCGCGTCAAGGAAGGCAAGACGGAGATCTTCACGGAAAAGGGCTGGACCGCCTACCCGAAGAACGCGGTCGAGCTGATCGAGTTCGCGAGGGAGCACGGTTGGCGTGTCGCGAGTGACGGCCTTCCGGTTCGTACCAACGTGGACAGTGACTTGATCGTCGCCGTCGTGCTGGTTCGTCCGGCCGACGACAATACGGCTGGTTTCACGCTTCGAGTCCCGTGGGTCTGCGAGCACACGACGTTCCACATCGGCAAGATCATGTACAAGCCCGCACGCCGGGGCTGGAAGGAACTTCCGATGCTCAGGGACGCACACCGGTTCATCAGTGAGAACAAGGTCATGAGCGGCGAACTCGCCGTTCGGTGAGAGAGGGTACGGACATGGCGAAGCACGAGAAGCCCGTCAGCAAGACGAAGAAGGTCGCTCGCGGCGCTGGTAAGGCGGCCGTGGGCACGGCGAAGGCGGTTCGGGCTACGGCTCGGGGGACGGCGACGACGCTCAACTTCTGCATCTCGCCGTTCTGCCTTCACGACGCGCGTACGGCACGGTGTAGCCGTAAGTGCTGCCAGTGATGGCGAAGCAAGTAAGGATCAAGAAAGTCAAGACCTCGACCAGGCGGACACCGGCCGACTCGATCGACCGGCGTTCGCCTTCGGGACAGACCGAGCACAAGAACTAGGAGAAGGATCATGGGGAAGCTGAAGGCGATCTTCTGGTTCCTAGTGATCGCCTTCGTGCTGTACAGCTTCGGCGCATGGTTCCTCGACAACCCGGCGAACGCCGGTGAAGCGGCATCGGGCATCGGGAAGACGCTCAGCGACATGAAGGACGCACTAGGGATCTTCTGGTCAACCCTGTTCAAGTGACCAGCTCGACACAAGCCACGGAGCGAGCACGGCGAGACCACGGGCGACCGTGCTCGCTCCGTACCAAATCCTCACACAGAGAGAAGACGATCATGACTCGCATGCGGCCTGAAGATGCCGAGAACGCTCTGAACCGCAAGATCCCGAACGATGTCCAGTGCATGCACCGGACCGCGATCGTCCCGATCCCGACGCCGGACGGTGTCATGTTCGCCTTCCGGGTCGTGTCGCACGGCGACCCCGGCGAGAGCTACCGGAACGAAGAGTTCGTTCCCGAGTCCGAGATCAAGGTCACGGACTACGGCCTGAACGAGCATGACCTGTACGACCTCGCGGCGGCCGTCATGGCAGCGATCGAGGTCGCGGCCGTCTCTTCGTCCGGTATGAACTGAGCCGGGCTCATGGACCTTCGCGCGTACCTCGATCAAGGCGAAATCTGGATCACGGCCGGTCCCAGAAACGGCGAGCCGGGTCCAACGCTGAAGATCGCAGACATGGATATCGAGCACCGGCGCAAGGCCGCGCGGTGGCTCATGAACAGGTCTCAGGCATTGATCACGATCGTCGAGTGCCAGACCAACGAAGGCGTTCTTGCCGACGACGGCACCGGCGAGCTTCGCGACGTGCTGAGCATGGTCGCGCAAGATCCGCGCTACTGGCTCAGGAACACGGCCTTGTTCCAGGCTCTCGTCAAGGATCTGCCCATGCGGCCGGTGATCGACATATGAGCGTCCGGAAGGGTGTACGCGTGACGCTGGTACTCGACGTACCGGACGACACGACTCAGGTACGGCTCGAACGCGACGTACTCGATCTGGTCGGCCGGTCGATCCCATGGGAACGGCTTCCGGCCGGTACCAGGCTCGAACAGACCCGTACCATGCGGTACCTGATCGCGGAACCGGACGTACCGGAAGGAGGTACCGCACATGGCACCACGATTGATCCCGTCGCCTGATCGGTGCTTCGGCCCTGACCGGCCGGTTCGGGAAGGTGACGAATGGGACGAGATCGAGTACGCGAAATGGGTGATCGACAATGAGTCCCCCGACTATGCCGGGTGATCGGATGCTGAGGTCTCCTGACGCGATCGTGTTCGGGCCGGATCGTCCGCTCAGCTCGATACTCGATCAGGCTCAGTACCTCGACGAAGACGACGGCGACCAGGACTGACCAGGAAAGACAGAAGGACCCGAGCGCAACGGGGGAGCGCTCGGGTCCTTCTTTGTGTGCCGGACATGGCGGGGTTCGGCGTACGTCACCCTACCTGATCAGTACCGGCGTTCTCGGTACCGCGCTCGGTATCGGTACCTTCCGGTACCTCGACCTCGAACACGGTACGACGGAGATACGCGCTGAACCCTTCGGTTCCCTCGCGGTACGCGTCCATGGCTTCGATCGGGTCCAGCTCGAACGCAAGGATGATCTCAATGAAGAGATCGGTCCCCGGCATCCGCTTGCCCGACCGAAGGTACGACGCGAACGACGGGTCACACCCGACGCGCGTACCGAACTCTCTGTTGGTCATCTTGCGTGCGCTCATGGACTCAGTATGCTTGACCCATAGTCAACAGGCAACCCGGCATCGTTACACAACCGATACCGGGAAGGAAGGGGTTCAGCATGCGCGCACTCGTCATGATCGTTCTCGGTGTGTGGGCTCTGTTCTGGCTCGGGTGTGCGGCTTCGGCCGTCTTCGGTCAGGGCGACGTCATGGGCATGATCGCCTTCGCGGTGATCGGCGGGCTTCCGTGGCTCTGGGTCTCCGAGATCGTGGGCAAGGCTTCACCGTCTGCCGAGTAGTACTCAGGTGGGTACCAACGAAGACAGGGCACGGCACATCACACGGGCATGGATCACATGGGGTGTGGTGACTGTGACGGGGTTCGGTGTGATCGAGGGGGTTGCGCTCAGGGAGGGCTCACCTTCAGGGGCTACCCTCTCGGCACACCTACGGTGGGCACTGGGTATCCAGCCTAGGAAGCCATGGCACAGAGCATCATCAGTCGCTCTCATTGGTGCGCTCTCTGCTCTGGCTATCCACCTGATCATGGTTGAGGTAGAAGAGCATGAGCGATCTACACAAGATCTACTGTCGAGGTCGCAAGTGGTGGAACGCACAGCGTGAAGTCTGGTCAAGACCTGGCTCACTGTGTGGTCGATGTGGTGAGTACGTAGATCAGGCGAAGTACAACGACAAGAACTCACCTGACTACAACCCCAATCATCCTCGATCGAGATCAGTCGGTCACATCATCGATCTTCAGTTCGGTGGTGCGCCGTACGATCCCGCGAACCTTCAGCTCGAACACCGACGTTGCAACTCGAAGGCCGGACGCGAGTCACAAGCTGAAGCTTGGTCATCTCGTGAGTGGTGAAGGCGGGGGGTGGGGGTCGGAATCGTGGCTGACTGGTACGGCAGGAAGACCCCGGCTCTCTTTCTTTTCTCTCCCCGAAGATCAGCCCCAAGGGAGGTAGGGCGTTTGCGCAGGTCAGGGGCAAGATCCAAAAACCCGAACCTGGTCATCATCGAAGGCAAGATCATAGAAGTTCGTCGCCGGTGGCGTGACACGACGTCAGTCAGCGAAGCTTCGATGTGTGAGCGCTTCGTGAACCAGCTTCTCGAACGGTGGCTAAAGATCCACGATCAGGACAAGGTGAAGGAGATCATCAGGTGATCACGAACGAGATCATGCCGAACCCGTTCAATGAGTTCCCTCTCGGTCGGCACGTCGAGCACGACCCCCGGTCCCGAGCGTTCTCGCTCGACGATCAGGTTCGAGACCTCTCGATCATCTCGGGACAGTGGGACGTTTACGTTCCCGTTCTCGATCAAGGCGCGGTCGGCGCGTGCGTCGGCTTCGCCACCGATGCGGCCGTTGGGTCCGGTCCCCTGTATCGAGCGCTCAGCGACGCTCAGGCGACGGCCGTCATGACCAACGCTCAGGCGTTCCAGTTCTACTCATGGGCGACTCAGGAAGACGAGTTCCCCGGCACGTGGTACACGGACGGCACCGGCACCGACACGGGCTCTTCAGGGCTCGGGGGTGCGAAGGCGGCTCACAAGCACGGGTTCATCAAGGGGTACCTTCACGCGTTCAGCTTCGAGGCGTTCGTGAAGTCGATTCAGCTAGCGCCGGTGATCGTCGGCGTGAACTGGTACGACTCCATGTTCAACCCGAGTCCCGAAGGTGAAGTGACGATATCGAAGGGTGCCGAGATCGCCGGGGGTCATGAGTTCATGATCTATGGGGCGAAGGTCACCGGATCGTCGATCATGTTCCTCGCACAGAACTCGTGGGGCTCGGGATGGGGGATCAACGGCCGGTTCACGATCTCGGACGTGACCATGACCCGGCTTCTCGGGGAACAGGGCGACGTGACCCAATTCGTTCCGCTCGACCCGGCACCCCCGACCCCGGCACCGGACAAGCCGAGTGCTGCCGATCTTCAGCTCTGGGCGTCCATGAAGGCATGGGCGACCGTGAAGGGACTCCGATGATTCCGATCATGAACGGTCCGAGCGTCCCGTTCACGATGTTGATCGCGAACACACCGGCGCGAGCCTCAGCGTGGTTCCGAAAGGCGCTGGTCGCGCTCTGGGACGCGGGCATAGCGGACGGGGTCGATCCGGCCGTACTCGCGGGTCAGTGCGCGCATGAGACCGGATGGGGAAACTTCGGGGGCGCGGTCACGCCGGACATGGGCAACACATGCGGCCTGAAGATCAGGAACCCGCACGGCGACCGGAAGGAAGATCACGCGGACTTCGGTCTCAGCCCGGACGGATACCCGATCATCGGTGCCTTCGCGCATGCCGACCACCTTCGCCTGTACGCCGGGTTCCCGGTGGACCCGAGAACCACCAACGACCCCCGAGCCGTGTATATCCAGCCCGGTACCCCCAACTTCGGCCGCGCGGCCTTCGTGAGGGATCTGGGGGGCTTGTGGGCACCCTCGAAGACGTACGGCGAGATGGTCGAAGCCAAGATCGAGATATTGAGAGGACGTGTCGAGTGATCAGACTCGGGGGCGCGTGTCCGACGTGCGGAAGGCAAATCGAGATCGAGATGATCGAGGTGACCACGTGGGCGGACGGCCCGAACAATCCTCAGTACATCGAAGGTCCCCGGCATTGCCCTTCCGGATGTGAACGGCCCCCGATGATCCCTTCGGCGACGTGGGACGCTGCCGTGACCGAGCCCGAACCGGCGGCCGACTTCTCACCGGCTCGGATGGCTCGCGCGATCGACGAAGCGATCAAGCACAACGCGTATATTCTCGAACGGCACCGGACAGAAGAAGATCCCTTCTACTGGGGGGATGCGATGCAGTGGACAGGAGATCATCAGTGAAGCGGATCATCGCGGGGATCATCACGGTATGTGTGATCGTTCTCGGACTGGGAGCGTCGGCCGCGTTCGCCGACCCGACCAACGTCGGCAAAGTCAAGATCAGCGAGTACGGGTTCAACGCTCCCGGCAAGGACACCAGCGCGAACCGGAACGCCGAGTTCGTTCGTCTGCTCAACGTCTCGGGTGCGGCGCTCGACGTCGAGGGCTGGATCTTGCACGACTCGTACCAGACTGCCGGGGGAGACTGGGGCAACCGGTATACCTTCCGCGCGACTGATCTTCCGACCGGCTCGCCGTTCAAGGTCGGGACCCCGGCTCGCTTCGTGATCCCGGTCGGTGGACAGGTCTACGTCTACAGCGGGTCGGGAACGGACACGACCCCGACGAACAACACGGCCGCGATCTACCGGAACTTCAAGCACTACCTGAACAACGGCGGGGATACGATCTACGTCCGCGACGCTGACGGAACCGTCGTCGCGTGGATCACCTACACGTCGTACCGCGTCCGCATCGGGTAACCGTCACGATCCGCTACCCTGAGCGGTGGCGCTGGACACGCCTAGCACGATCAAAGAACCGGCTGAGTACATAACCCCCTGTGACGCGCTTCAGGGGCTCATGTACAGGGCCGGTTTTTTGATGCTCACTCGCGGCCGACTCGCACCCCTGATGACCAGCGGAAACGACGAACTCGAAGGGGTTGGATAGAGCGTACCTGACAGGGGGTCAAAGCCGTCAGCGTGGCTCTCAGGGCCATACAGGGCTATGTGACTGTCCGTCACATTCAGAAGAGCCGATCGAGGTCAGGCGGTAGCATGCGGGCAACGGAGATCACCGGCGGGCGTTGGGATGAACTCAGGTGGCTACATATCGTGAGCAAGTCGAAGACCTAAGGGATCTTCTTCTCGGTCGGCTGAAGGAAGCGAGCACGCGCGACACGGCACCGATCGCGAAGGCGTATCTCGACTGCCTTGATCGAATCGAGGCGCTTCAGAGCGTGAACCCGAAGCCTGAGGAAGGTCGGAAGTCGGATGAGTTGGCAAAACGTCGGGCTGCTCGGGTCGCAGACTCCGCGCGTCAGTAAGGTTCCGGCGTACGCCACATCCGGCGGGCTCGACGCGATCGAGCTGTACGAGTCGAGCGGACAGACTCTCGACCCGTGGCAAAAGATCGTTCTCGAAGACGGATGCGGCGAGCTTCCCGGCGGCCGGTGGGCGGCCTTCGAGGTCGCGACGATCGTTCCGAGACAGAACGGCAAGGGAACGATCATCGAAGCCCGCGAGCTTGCCGGGCTGTATGTATTCGGCTCGAATCTTCTTCTTCACTCGGCACACGAGTTCAAGACGGCGGCCGAAGGTTTCCGCCGGATCAAGTTCGTGATCGACAACACCGACGACCTTCGCCGCAAGGTGAAGAAGATCACGGAGGCGCACGGCGAAGAAGGGATCGAGCTACGGAATGGGGCAAGACTCCGATTCATGGCGCGAACGCGTGGCTCGGGTCGAGGCTTCTCGGCTGACGATCTTTTTCTCGACGAAGCGTATGAACTCAGCTCAGCATCGGTCGCGGCCATGCTGCCGACCCTGAGCGCGCGGCCGAACCCTCAGATCTGGTACTTCAGCTCAGCGCCGCTTCGGGATTCCGATCAGCTACGGAAGATCGTCGCTCGCGGCCGGTCGGACGAACCGGCTCGCCGTCTGGCCTATAACGAGTGGTCGGCCCGACGTGACATGAGCCTCGACGACCCCGAAGCGCTCGCCATGGCGAACCCCGGTCTAGGTATCCGGCTGAGTACGGAATTCTGTGAGACCGAGCGCGACGCGATGGACGAAGTCGAGTACGCGCGTGAGCGGCTCGGGATCGAGGAAGACGTCACCGGCTCGACCGTGATCGACATGAGGGTGTGGGCTCAACTCCAGAACAAAGCCGCGATCCCGGCACCGTTGGTGATCGCCTTCGACATGGACAACGAACGGGTCCATACCTCGATCGCCGTCGCCGGTGGCCTTCCGGGTGACCTGGTTCAAGCCGAGTTGATCGAGAACCGGACCGGTCACCCGTGGTGGCTGGTAGACCGGATCATCGATCTGAAGCGCAAGCACCGGCCTATCAAGATCCTGGTCAACGGGAACAGTCCGGCGAACACCGAAGTGACCAAGCTCGAAGACAAGGGGATCGAGGTCTATCGCGTGTCGGCACCCGAAATGGTCACAGCGTGCGGTCAGTTCTATGATCACTGTCGGTCCGAGCCGGATCACAGCCCGACCGGCCGGTTCGCACCACACCCGGCACTGAACCTCTCGATCGCGAACGCGCGCAAGCGCGAACTCGGGGACGGTTGGGCATGGGCTCGGAAGGACGCGACGGCGGACATCAGCCCGGTTGTCTCGATCACGCTCGCGATGTGGGGGTACGTCGCCTTCGCTCGGAAGCGCAAGGGGTCGCCCCCGCGTGCGGCGTGGGTCTAATGAGGGGAATACATGACCAGACGTGAGGCTGTAGCCTGCCTGATAGTCGCGTTCACTTTGATCACGGCCGGTCTCGTGTGGCTTACCGGTCCGTGGGGCATGATCGCGTGTGGTGCTGCCCTGGGCGTCACGATCTTGTTTGTGATCGACGTCGAAGATCGGGAGCGTGAAGCGTGAAGCTCTGGCGAGCGCTCAGGGGAGCGACGGCGAAGCCAGGAACCGACCTCGAACGAAACAAGCTGACCGATCCCGACTTCTTCGGTTTCGGGGGCATCCGGTACCCGATCTTCGGCTTCCCGTCCGGCGGGTCCCGAGACGAGATCGATGCCAGCTTCACGGGCTACGTTCACGGCGCGTACAAGGCGAACGGTCCCGTCTTCGCCGTCGTGCTCGCGCGTATGGCGCTCTTCAGCGAAGCCCGGTTCTTGTTCCAGCGCATGCGGAACGGACGGGGGACCGATCTCTTCTCGAACCGTGATCTTCTTCTTCTCGAAACCCCGTGGCCGGACGGGACGACCGGCGATCTTCTGACTCGCGCTGAGCAAGACGTCAGCATGGGCGGCAACTTCTACGTCGTGCGCGAGGTCGGTCCGCTGGGTCCCCGGTTCCGTCGCCTTCGGCCGGACTGGACTCAGTTGATCTTGACCGAAGATCCGACCGTGGCCACGAAGGCGGACGTCGCGGGGATCATGTACACACCCGGCGGCGGCCGGTTCACTGGTCTACCCGGCGAGCCGACCGGCAAGGCTCAGTTCTACCTACCGAACGAGTTCGCGCACTGGGCACCGATCCCGGACCCCGACGCTATGTATCTCGGGATGAGTTGGATCACGCCGGTTCTCTCGGAGATCTACGCGGACAAGGCCGCGACCGAGCACAAGGCGCGGTTCTTCGAGAACGCGGCTACACCGAACTTCGTCGCGAGCTTCAAAGAGTCGGTCACGCAAGACGAGTTCAACGATTTCGTCGAGCTGTACAAGGCCGATCAGGCGGGGGTCACGAACGCGTACAAGACCCTGTTCCTTGCCGGTGGCGCTGACGTGCGGGTCGTCGGCGCGAACCTCGAACAGATGTCCTTCAAGGAAACTCAGGGTGCGGGCGAGACCCGGATCTGTGCGGCCGGTGGCGTTCCCCCGATCATCGTTGGCCTGAGCGAAGGCTTGCAATCAGCTACGTACTCGAACTACGGCATGGCTCGCCGGAAGTTCGGCGATCACTGGGCACGGCCGCAATGGCGCTCGTTCTGTGCTGCCATGGCCCATCTCGTCAACACTCCCCCGGACGCGCGGCTCTGGTACGACGATCGGGATATCGCCTTCCTCAGGGAAGACGAGAAGGATCTTGCCGAGATCGATCAGATCCGCGTGAGCATGATCTCGGCGTTGATCACTCAGGGCTATGATCCCGACGTCGCGGTTCAAGCCGTCACGTCCGGCGATCTCGGGGCTCTGGTCGGTGGTCACTCGGGGCTCTTCAGTGTGCAGCTTCAGAGCCTCGAACAGATTCAGGCGGCGGCCGATGCGGCGGCCGGAACCGTCGCGGGCACCGATCCCGCGATGCGTGCTCTTCTGTCCCAGCTCTTCACGCGAGAGCTGGAACGGGAAGCCCGGCGCAACTTCTATCAGGCTCAGTTGCCGCGCGGTAGCGGCGAAGGGAGTGAACGGGAATGACCGACCGACGTCAGCCCCCGCGTCTTGTCTCCCGTGCGGTTGACTTCCGCGCGGCGAAGATGCCCATGGACCCGGCGAAGATGCCGATGGACCCTGACGAGATGGACGGCCGGACCCTCGAAGGGTACGCGGCCGTCTTCGACGCACCGACCGAGATCAACTCATGGGAAGGCGCGTTCACAGAGACGATCGCGAAGGGTGCCTTCCGGAAGACGCTTCGAGAGCGCACGCCGGTTCTCCAGTTCGATCACGGTCGCGACCAGCGAACCGGATCGGTCCCGATCGGTGCCTTCGAGTCCCTGAGCGAAGACGAGACCGGCCTTGCCGTCCGAGCCCGGCTCTTTGACAACCCGGTCGTCGAGCCGATCCGTCAGGCGATCGAGGGCAACGCGATCACGGGCATGTCCTTCCGCTTCGAGATCCTTCGGGAAGAGTGGCGGGACGTCGAAACCGACAAGGTGATCAAGGCCGGTCCCGATCTCTGGGATGCACTGTGGGAGAACGACGACCCGGCGAAGATCATGAGGACGATCAAGGAAGTCAAGCTGTTCGAGGCTGGACCGGTCGTCTTCCCGGCATACGAACAGACCAGCGTCGGCGTGCGGACCATGCTCGACCGGCTTACCCCCGAAGAGATCGCGGCGCTACGTGCCGAACTGGAGAAGAACCAGGCTGGACAGAAGAACCGTGACAGGACGTATGATCGCCCTGAACCGGACGTCGAGCCCGTCTCACCTTCGGTAGAACCGTCGCCGGGACCCGATCCCACTTCGGAACCTGTTCGCGCTGAGCTTCCTACTCAGCCCAACACACAACGAAGGGACAAGACCGTGAACATGACGGTCGAAGAGCGTGCCGCGCGACAGGCTGAGATCCGCGCACGGCTCGCAGAGATCGACGGCGAGTACGCCGGTTCCGAACTTCCCGACGACATCCGGTCCGAGTGGACCACGCTCGACGAAGAGTACGACCTTCACGAGCGCGCGATCACGGACGCGAACCAGCGCCGCGAGCGTCTCGCACGTCTGGCGAACGAGCCCGGTCGCGTCGAGCGTCCGGCCGACTTCGCACGGCCGGTCATGGGTGCCCGGACGGCGAAGAACATCTATGACCTGACCGAGATCCGGAATCTCGCTCGGTCCTTCGACGATCTCGGAGGGCTCTACCGGGATCACGCGATGCGTGCCGTCGAGATCGGCAAGTACCCCGGCGTCAAGGATCGCGAAGCGGCTCAGGCTCAGGTCGCGCGGCTTCTCGACTCGATCGACGACTCGACCGGCACCCTCGCGCGCCGCGTTCTCGCGACCGGCTCGCCGGTCTATGAGCGTGCGTTCGGTAAGGCCGTGCTCGCGATGAACACCAACGGCCTTACCAGCGAAGAGCGCGCGAACCTCTCGCTCGGTACCGACACGGCCGGTGGCTACGCGGTTCCGTTCATGCTCGACCCGAGCGTGATCCTGACCAGCGACGGAGTGATCAACCCGCTTCGTTCGCTCGCGCGAGTCGTTCAGATCGTCGGTAAGGAATGGCAGGGTCTCACGTCGGCCGGTATCACGGTCTCGCGTGACAACGAAGCGGCCGAAGTCAGCAACGACGGCCCGACCTTCGCACAGCCGACCGTCCGGACCGTCAAGGTTCAGGGCTTCGTCCCGTTCTCGATCGAACTCGATCAGGACTGGGCTTCGATGCGGTCCGAGATGACGACCATGCTCGCGGACGCGAAGGCGACCGAAGAGGGTACGTCGTTCATCACGGGCGACGGCACCGGCAACAACCCCGGTGGCGTTCCCGGCTCGCTCGACTACGCGACGTGTCAGGTTGACGGTGGCGGTTCGTTCACGTCGGCCGACATCTACGCCGTGGAAGAGGATCTTGCTCCCCGGTGGCGTACGCGGGCTTCGTGGCTCGCGAACCGGTCGATCTACAACCGCGTTCGTCAGCTCGGTTCCGCGAGCGACGGCGGGGACCTGTGGGTTCGGCTCGGTCAGGGTTTGCCCCCTGAGCTGATCGGCTACCCGGCGTACGAAGCGTCGGCGATGACCACCACGACGGCCGGAACGAACGACCGGCTCTTGGTGTTCGGCGACTTCTCGCAACTCCTGATCGTCGATCGGGTCGGGATGTCCGTCGAGCTGGTTCCTCACCTGTTCGCGACGGCGAACAACCTTCCGAACGGAACTCGCGGGCTGTACGCCTTCTGGCGGAACAACTCGAAGGTTCTGGTTCAGAACGCGTTCCGGTTCCTCGCGAACATCAGCTAGTACCGGTACCGGGGGTACGGAATCCGCAGCGACGTACCCCCGGTACCACGCCGGTACCGTCCCATCCCTGGGGAGATCATGAGCCTTATCCTGGTCGCGAAGACCAACGCACTGATCGTTTACGAAGGACGCCGGATCGTGGTCAAGGGAAAGATCACGACGGCACACGAAGATCACCCGATCGTCCGGGCTCACCCGGACCTCTGGGAACCTCAGAAGATCGACTTCAGTACCGCTTCGTCCGAGCCGGTCTCGGCACCGGTCGAGACGGCGACGGCAGCACCCGGCGAGCGACGTTCCGTCAGCTCTGCCCGGACCACGCGTCGCGGACCGCGCACGAAGGGAGACGACGACAAGTGAAGATCACGGCGGGGTCGGTGGTCGTCGGCTACCTGGATAACGGATCATGGTCCGCGTGCTTCGGTCTCTCGTATCGGGACCTCACTCTCTTCGACCTCATGAAGAGCCGTAGGATCGTCCGTAACGGCGGTAGAGAGCTTCGGAGTCTCTGTACCTCAGGGAACCTCCCAGACAGCCGTAACGACGTCGTCAGGGCCTTTCTAGACACCACTGACGGCGAGTGGTTGTTCTTTGTGGACACCGACATGGGATTCTCGCGCGAGATCGTCGATGATCTCGTCACGTCGGCTCACAAGGAAGATCGGCCCGTCGTCGGCGCTCTGTGCTTCGCGGCTCGCCGGGGTCCGGTACTCGGGATGTACGCGGACACGTACCACGTTCACCCGACCATGTACCAGAAGAACCCGGACGGGATGACCGGCTTCACGCCGTACCCCCGGTACCCGATCGATGCCGTGGTACCGGTGGACGCGACCGGTACGGCCGCGATCCTGGTACACCGATCGGTACTCGACGCGGTACGCGAGAAGTTCGGTACCGACTGGTTCACGCGGGTTCGTACCGAAGACGGCGAAGGCTTCTACAGCGAAGATCTTTCGTTCTGTATCCGGCTCGCCGAACTCGGGGTACCGATGCACGTCAACACGGCCGTTCGCACGACCCATCACAAGGGACTCGTCTACCTCGACGAAGAGCTGTACCTGACCTCGAACGGGCTCACGCGGGAAGGGGTTGATCCGGGTGGCCTTCCTCGACCCGTACGTGACGAGAGCTGAGCTGAAGTCATATCTCAAGATCGACAGCTCGATCACGGACTACGACGCTGATCTTGACGACGTGCTCGAAAGCTCGACGCGAGAGATCAACAACCACTGTTCCCGTCAGTTCAACCGCGACAATGTGATCACGAGTACCGGTACACAGACCCGCGTGTACGCGTGCCGGTACTCGTGGCTTGCCGAGATCGACGACGTCCACACGATCACCGATCTTGAGATCGACACCGACCCGAACGGCGACGGCACGTACACCGAAGCATGGACGGCGAGTGACTACCAGCTCGAACCCCTGAACGGCATCCGGGACGGTAACACCGGTTGGCCGTACTTCAAGATCAGGGCGATCAACGCGCTCAGGTTCCCTGTGCTCGGGTACGTCGCGTCGCTTCGGGTCACGGCGCATTTCGGATGGGCGGCTGTCCCGGCGGACGTGAAACAGGCTCAGCTCATGCTTGCGGCCGAGACGTTCAAGATGCGGGAAGCCCCCTTCGGCGTGGCCGGTTGGTCCGAGTTCGGCGCGGTCCGGGTCCGGGATATCCCGAAGGTCGGCAAGCTGCTGTACCCGTACGAGCGTCAGCGCGTGAAGGTCAGGAGTTGATCACATGTCCACTCTTGATCAAATCGCGGGCGGCATCGAAACCCGGCTGAAGACGATCGCCGGGCTGAACGTGGCTAAGTACTTCCCCGGTCAGATCGTCGCGCCGGTGGCGATCGTCGGCGTACCGCCGGTAACGGACTATCACGCGAGCATGGGTCGCGGAACCATGTCGCTCGAACCGACGATTCACATCTTCACCGGATCGGCGATCGATCTCGAAGGTCAGCGCATGCTCTCGGAGTACGCGAACCCGGTCGGCTCGAAGTCGGTCAGGGCAGCGATCGAGGGTGACAAGACGCTCGGGGGTCTGGTTCAGGACTGCATCGTTCGGGAGTTCCGGCCGTTGAACCTCGAAGAGTACTCAGCCCTGAACTACTACGGCGGGGTATTCACGCTTCAGCTCTACGCAAGGGGCAACTCATGAGCGATGATCTTTACAAGGTGGTCGGCTCGCGGGCGATCAATGGCGTCGAGCCCGGCGGGACGACTACGCTCGACCCCGATCAGGTGAACATCCCTGCTCTGATCGCGGCCGGTCACGTCGAGCCGGTCGTGAAGACGTCTCGGTCGAAGCCGACGACGATCAAGAGTAAGGGGGTGACCGAAGATGACGGCCTTCAGCATGACGGACGCGACGGTTCTGGTAAGTGATCAGGACTTCTCGGGGTACTCGAACTCGACCACGCTCGGGGCGGAAGCCGAAGCGCTCGACTCGACGACGTTCCGGTCAGGTGGGCAGCGTGCGCGGGTCGGTGGCCTGAAGACGACGAACCTCGACGTCTCCGGATTCTGGGACCCGACTCCCGATGCTGCCGTCTTCGCTGATCTCGAACTCGGGACCATGACGAAAGTCGTGACCGTCGCGCCGACGAACGACGAAGGCGGAACGGCTTACATGTTCCGGGCTGGGTACTTCTCGTACTCCCAGTTCGGGGACGTCGGCTCGATCGCGCCGTTCTCTCTGTCCATGATGAACACCAACCGTGAGGGTCTGGTCAGGGGCGCACTCCTGAAGCGAGCGACGACCGACGCCGGGGTTGCCGAGAACACGACGGCGACCGGCGTCGCTGGGTCGGCCGGTGTCCAGCTTGCGGCCGTGGGCTCAGGTCAATACCTGTACGCGACCTTCCATGTCCTGACGGCCGGTACGACGATCACGGCCGTTCTTGAGTCGGACGACGCGAACACGTTCCTGAGCGCGACGACTCGGATCACATTCGGCCCGATCACCACGACCGGCGGAACGTGGGGCACTCGGGTAGCCGGTCCCATTACCGACACGTGGTACCGGCTTCGCGTCACGGCGATTACCGGGACGTTCAAGATCGCCTGTGCCGTGGGCATCGGCTAGGGAAGGAAGGGATCATGTCGGCATTCTCACTGACCGATGCGTACGTGAACGTCAACGCGACGGACTTCAGCGACTTCACGCGGACGGTAACGCTCCCGTTCGAGGCTGAAGAGCTGGAGACCACGACCATGGGTTCCGGTGGGTGGCGTACCCGGATCGCCGGTCTGAAGGACGGGACCCTTGACCTCGAACTGATCAACGACTTCGCCGTGTCGGCCGTTGACGCGACGCTATGGCCGTTGTTCGGAACCGTGGTCACGGTCCAGATTCAGCCGGTCGCCGGTACGGTCACCACGACGAACCCCCGGTACTTCGGGCCGGTTCTGATCAACCAGGTCAACCCGCTAGACGGCACGGTCGGCGACCTCGCGCTTCGGTCGCTCTCGTGGCCTCTCGCCGGGCTCTGGGACCGGATCACCACAACCTAAGGGGCTGAGTACATGGGGAAGCCGATCAAGGTTGGTTCTCCCGAGTACTACGCTCTCGTTCGTCAGCTTCGATCTTCCGGTGACGGCAAGCTGATCTTGCGCAAGCTGACGAAGGAGTTCCGGGCTCAGGGGAAACCGATCTTGAACTCTGTGAAACAGGGTGCGCTCGGAACCCCCTCGAAGGGACAGAACGCACGACGCGGACGGCCGTCTCTCCGACGATCTTTGTCGAAGGCGGCCGTTCTTCAGGTCAAGGCTCAGAAGGACGCGGTCATGGTGGTTAAGATCGCGGGGAAGAAGATGCCTAAGGGCATGGCCGGACTACCCCCGTATATCGACGGCACCAACGCGCGTCTAAGGCACCCGACGTTCGGACATGACCCGTGGGTCCGGCAGACCCCGAAGCCTTTCTTCTGGAAGGCTGTAGAGCCGTACAGGCCACGTATCGCGGCCGGTATGGACGGTGTCTTGAACGAGATCGCGAAGGAACTCGAAGGATAGGAAGGAACGATCTTGGCTGAATCCCTGGGTCGCGCGGCGAAGGCCGCAAGCGACGAAGCCAAAGGTAAGAACCGGATCTTCGTATGGAAGTACAAGGTCACGGTCGAAGACGACGAAGGCAGCGAGAAGGTCGAAGATCGTCAGCTCGACCTGATCGTTCCCCGGAAGTTCAAGAGGCTGAAGTTCACGCGCTTGATCGCGGCGAACGACATCCTCGGAGCGCTCGAACTGATCTTCGGTGCCGAGAAGGTCTCGGACCTCGAAGATCTTGAGATGGACGAAGACGAGTTCGAGATGTTCATGGAACGGCTCGGGGAAGCGATCGGGGGCACGTCGGCAAAAAACTGACGGCGCTCGCCGGACTCCTGATCGAGCACGGCGAGACCGTCGAAGCGGATCTTGCGAGGTTCTACCCTCGCGATAGAGATCAGCTCACGGAGTGGTACGCGGGACGCATGTCCCTACGCCGGTTGTGGGTGCTGGTCTCGAACCTTCCGCCGGACAGTGCGACGAATGAGAAGCTCATGGGAGGAAGGGAGGTCGCGGCATGGTCACTGACCGTCGAGTTGCTCGCTCAGGCGAACGACAAGCTCGCCGTTCTCGATCATCACTTCGTCTCTGCGAACTCCCGTCGTCCGTCGCCGGACCCGGTACCGATCGAGAGACCTCAGGGGGTGCTCGGTGGCTCGCGGCCTGAGCTTCGTAATCCAGGGCGTAGACAAGCTGACGGGAACCCTGAAGCGCGTCGGCCGGTCGCTGGACAACGCTCAGAAGGATCTTGAGAAGTTCCAGGATGCGGCGAACAAGATCGGCATTGGCGCGGGCGTCGCGTTCGGTGCCGGTCTTGTCGGCGCGATCAACGTTGACGCCGGTCAGGCGAAGCTAAGTGCTCAGCTAGGTTTGACCGGCAAGGAAGCGAAGCGAATCGGGGGTGTTGCTGGGAAGGTCTTCGCCGGTGCCTTCGGCGATTCCATGGAAGAAGTGAACGGCGCGGTCGCGTCCGTCGTTCAGAACATGGACGGCATGCGGAAGGCGTCGAGCGCGAGCCTTCAGGCGACGACCGAGCGAGCGCTGACGCTAGCTCAGGTCATGGGCGAAGACGTCACGAAGGTCACGGCGGCCGTGGGAACGCTCATGCGTACCGGGCTCGCGAAGGACTCGACGCAAGCCTTCGACGTGATCACTCGCGGTGCTCAACTCGGCGCGAACAAACAGCAAGATCTACTCGACACGCTAACCGAGTACCCGACCCTGTTCCGGAACATGGGGATCGACGCTCAGACGGCGACCGGCCTACTCGTTCAAGGTCTTCAGGCGGGAGCGCGCGACTCGGACAAGGTCGCCGACGCGATCAAGGAATTCTCGATCCGCGCGGTTGACGGCTCGAAGCTGACGGCTCAGGGCTTCGAGATGATCGGGCTCAACGCTGACACCATGGCGAGCCGGATCGGCAAGGGCGGAAAGTCGGCGAGCGCTGCCCTTCAGCTCACGCTCGACAAGCTTCGCGGGATCAAGGACCCGGTTCTTCAGTCTCAGGCGGCCGTCGCGCTCTTCGGCACTCAGGCGGAAGATCTCGGTAAGGCTCTGTTCGCGCTCGACCTCGACGGCGCGTCGAAGAAGATGACGGGCTTCGGGGGTGCGACCGACCGAGCCTCGAAGACGATCGGCGACAGTGCGTCGAGCCGGATCGAGGCGTTCAAGAGATCGATCTTGTCGGCGTTCACGAACGCGATCGGGAACATCGCGATTCCGGCGATCACTAAGCTTCAGACGATCATGCAAAACCTGGGGCTGAAGCCCGAAGCCTTCGTGATCGTGGCCGGTGCTATCGCCGGGCTCGCGGCGGCCGTCAAGATTGCCAACTTCGCGATCTTGACCTTCCGTGGTGAGACGGCCCTTGCCACGGTGGCAACCAAGCTTTGGGCGGCGGCAACGTGGCTGGTTAACGCGGCCATGCGAGCGAACCCGATCGGCATCGTGATCACGGTCATTGCCGCTCTGGTCGCGGGGATCATCTATGCGTACAAGAACTCGGAGACCTTCCGCAAGATCGTTCAAGCGGCATGGGCCGGTATCCAGGCGGCCGTCAAGTTCGCATGGAACAACATCATTAAGCCCGTGCTCGCGGCGCTGGTCTCGTACTATCAGAACGTTCTCGGTCCCGTGATCATGTGGCTGTGGAACAACATCATCAAGCCAGCATGGGCGGCGATCTCGTTCGCGATCAAGGTCGCTTGGGGGATCATTAAGATCATCTTCGCGGCGATCAAGTTCTACGTCGAGAAGATCCTTGCGCCGGTCTTCCTGTGGGTGTGGAAGAACATCATCACACCGGCATGGAACGCGATCAGCGCCGTGATCTCGAAGGTCTGGAACTCTGGGGTCAAGCCCGTCTTCGAGGTCATGAAGAAGGGCGTCGAGCTGGTCGGCAAGGCGTTCGAGTCGGCGAAGACCTTTATCGGCAAGGTCTGGGACAAGGTCCGAGAGCTTGCCTTGAAACCAGTCCGATTCATTGTCGAGACCGTGTACACGAAGGGGATCAAGGCCGTATGGGACAAGGTCGCCGACTTCGTACACGCTGATCATCTTCCGGCAGCGCCGAAGTTCGCGACCGGCGGCAAGGTCAACGTCGGGACCACGGGCAAGGCTGACGACGTGCTCGCGCGGCTCTCTAAGGGCGAGTTCGTCGTCAACGCGAAGGCAACCCGGAAGCACGCGGGGTTGCTGGCACAGATCAACTCGGGTGCCAACCGAGCCGACGTCAAGAACGCCATGAAGTACGGCGACCCCGGCGGCATGCTGCCCGGTTTCGCCGGTGGCGGGATCGTGGGATGGGTCGCGGACTTCGCGCGGAAGGCGAAGGACTGGTTCATTGACGGCATCGCGAGCGCTGCCGATGGGGTGTTCAACCCGATCAAGGGCTTGATCGACAACACCCTTGGGACGACCGGCATCGGTGGCATGATCGGCGGGGTCCCGAAGTCGTACATGAACGACTTCAAGACCTGGCTTCTCAGCCACAAGAGCGACTTCGAGGGCGGCAACGGCATGAAGGCCGTTCAAGCTGCCCGATCTCAAATCGGCGTGCCGTACTCGTGGGGTGGTGGCGGACCCGGCGGCAAGTCGAGGGGCTTCGCTCAGGGTGCGAACACGGTCGGGTTCGACTGCTCTTCGCTCATGCAATACGCCTGGTACAAAGCGACCGGCAACGTCGCGCCGCGAACGTCCGAGACTCAGTACCCGTGGACAACCCGACTCGGGTCGAAGGCGATCCCCGGCGATCTCGGCTTCACGCACTTTGGATCACGGGGACCCGGTCACGTGGTCATGTACTCAGGCAAGGGGAAGGTCATCCAAGCGCCGCACACCGGCGCGTACGTGAACGAGAACGGGTCGGCGTCCGGCTATGTGTGGGGACGTCCCCCGGCGTCGTTCATGCGGGCTGACAACGGCGTCGCAAACCTTCGTCCCGGTATGAACGTGGTCAACAACGGAACCGGCCGGATGGAACCGCTCATGTCTCCGGACAAGGCCGGTAGCGTAACGATCAACGAAATGCATCTCCACTTCGCCGACGATCGGAACATGTACGAGAAGGGCAAGCACTTCGCGGAAGGCTTGACGGTCTACACGAAGCGAGCCGGGAAGGGATGGGCGAAGAACATTGGTCTCACCCCCTGAGATCGTCTCGGTCGCGATCGGGTTCGAGGTTGGCCCGACGCTTCCGGCCGACACTCTCGTACTGAACGACCCGGCTCGCGGCTTGCTCGACACGGGCAAGCTGGGGAATGCGAACTCGTTCGTCACGGTGACCGACGACATTCGCCGGATCACAATCACGCGCGGCGCTCAGCGCGTTGACTCTCCCGTGATCAGGTACGAGCCCGGCACGGCCGAAGTCGTTCTTGACAACGCGACTCGGGACTACGATCCCGAGAACCTCGACGGCCCGTATGTCGCCGGTGGCGTGTCTCAGGTGACGGCGTCACGGCCGGTGGTGATCTCGGCGAACTGGGACTCTACGGACTACCGGCTGTACACCGGCTTCGCCGAGTCCTTCGATCTTGATTGGAACGGGGACAACTGGGCTGAAGTCTCGGTCCCGTGCTCGGACGGTCTGTCGATCTTGTCCCAGACCGAACGAGCGGCCGTCGCGATCATCGGCACCGGCGACACGACCGGCGCACGCATCACGCGGATTCTGGACTCTGCCGAGTGGCCGGACGAAGATCGAATCATCGCGACCGGTAACGCGACCCTTCTCGGGACCACGCTCGAAGGTCCGGCGCTCGAAGAGCTTCAGCAAGCCTCAGACTCGGAGATCGGGGAACTCTACGTTGACGGGTCCGGGAACGTGGTCTTCCGGAACCGGTCGGCGATCTACACAGAGTCGCGCTCGGTCACGTCTCAGGCGACCTTCGGAGACGACGAACCGACAGAGCTTGCCTATGCGTACAACGGCCTGAAGTTCTCGACCGACCGCGAGACCATGTACAACCGGGTGATCGGGCAGCGTGACGGGGGCTCGGTCGTACAGGCGGATGACTCGACGTCTCAGGGCTCGAACCGGATCAAGACATGGTCGAAGACGGATCTTGTTCTTCAGGATGACACTCAGGTCACGGACTACGTCGCGTGGATCTTGAATCTCTCGAAGGACCCTGAGAACCGGTTCACAGAGATGATCATCTATCCTCTCGCCGACCCCGATAACCTGTTCCCGCAAGTGCTCGGGAGACAGATCGGCGACCGGATCACCTGTATCCGGCGACCTCCCGGCGGGGGCGACCCGATCCAACGGGACGTGTTCATCCGGGCGATCAAGCATGAGATCTCGATCACGAATTGGATCACGACATGGACGTTCCAGAGCGCGACGAAGTTCGCGTTCCTGACGTTGGATGATCCGCTACTCGGCAAGCTCGATCAGAACGCGCTCGGTTTCTAAGGGGCTGGACACATGGGATTCAAGACCTTCACGGCCGGTTCAGTCCTGACGGCGGCCGACGTGAACGATTACCTGATGGAACAGGCGGTGATCGCCTGTACGTCTGGCACTCGACCAGGGTCGCCGAACGAGGGCATGACGATCTACGAGACCGACACGGATTACGTCCGGATCTATGACGGTGCGGCGTGGCAAGTCATCGCGGGCAACACCCCGGCGGCGAGAGCGCAACGGACCACGACCCAAAGCATCGGGACCGGTTCGGCGACGGCCGTCAGCTTCAGCTCAGCCGATTACAACGCCGGAACGATGTGGGCCGGTGGATCTCCGACGCGACTCACAGCACCGATCGGGGGGATCTACGTCGTGACGGCGGCCGTCGAGTTCGCGGCCAACGCGACCGGTAACCGTCAGGTCCACCTGTACCAGAACGGTTCCGAGCGAACCCGGATCACGGTCCCGTCTGTGGGTGCTGGTCTGGCAACCCGTGTGTCACATTCCGACACGTTCAACATGGCGGCGGCCGACTACATCGAATGCTTCGTGTTCCAGGACTCAGGCGGAAACCTGAACATCACCAACGGTGGTGACATGTCCTGTCTCGCGGCCACGTGGATTCGACGGAACGTCTAGCGGACATGGGCGATCGGGCTCGGGTCGCGGTGTTGCCGGACCACACGACCAAGACGTACAAGATCCCGTCACTCGCGGCGGCCGAAGCGGAATGGTACCGGCGGGTTCCGTGGGCGACCCCCCGGCTTCTCGACTTCGACGGGCTGAAGCTGACGATCGAGACTCGGCACGCCGGTACGGCCTTCCCGCACTGGAGACCGGCCGACGCTCTTCGCGAGCTACTCAGCGCGCTACATGCAGAAGGCATCCATCATCGGGACGTCCATCTTCGGAACGTGGTCAAGGGCAAGCACGGCGTACCGCTCTTGATCGACTGGGAAACGGCGATCGAGCAACCAGCCGAGTACTCATACGATCTCTGGGGTCCCGACGTCTCTCGGGTGCCGGTGCCGACGATCCACGCTCGCCACATCCCGGCGTGGTGGGGATCGACCGACAGAACCTCGATCATGAATCAGTGGGGGGTTATGCCCATGGGTTACCAGGCGCAATGGAAGGACGGCCGCGAGGTACGTCCCGGACAGCGCGACTGTGCCGGACGGTACGAAGCGATCCGGCGCGAGGTCTTCCCGAAGACCGGATTCCGGGTGCTCGACGTCGGCGCGTACGAAGGGTACTTCTCGGTCCGGCTCGCCGAAGAGTTCGGCGCGGTGTGTACGGCCGTTGACGACTACCGGGGGCTTCCCGAACAGGTGGTCACGACCGAGAACGGGAGGGTCGAGTTCATCCGGCAGCGCTTCAGCCGAGACGACCTCGACCGGCTCTCGGGGTACGACGTCACGCTTCTACTCAGCGTGCTACATCACGTTCCGTGGTGGCGCGAGATGCTCGCGGCGGCCGTCACGTCGTCGAGGCTGACGTTCGTCGAACTCGCCGACGCTAGGGAGCGTCTTCCCGGCGCTGTAGCGCACGCTGAGACGTTCGCGATGCATGACGCGGTCAACTCCCTAGGGGGAATCATCGTGGCTCTCACGCCGGGCTACGACAAGCGGTACGACCGGAAGATGTACGCGCTCGGAAGGTTGTGAACGTGGCCGGTTTCAACATCGGGGTCGTGACGTCGGCATGGGGCGACTACGGCCGATACCTCCCCGAGTGGATCGAGAGCGTCGAGACTCAGACGTTGAGACCGGCTCAGATCACGATCATTGACGCGGGCATAACCGACTCGACGGCCGCACGGCTCAGGCTCGCGCGCTGCCCGATCCCGTGGCGCTGGAAGAAGATCGAGTACGCGGGGATGGGTCGGGCTCGCAACGCTGCCGTCGAGGCGACCGAGACCGAATGGATCATGCATCTCGACGCGGACGACATGCTGTTTCCGTACGCGCTCGCCGACGTGGCCAACGAAGCACACCGCGCCGACGTGGTCTCGATCGGCGCGGTCAAGGATGGGCAATCGATCTTGCACCGGTGGGCTTCGACAGAGCGCGCTCTCATGGGCATGTCGGTGTGCTTCTCGTGTGCCGCGTTCCGCCGGTCGTTCTGGGAGCGCCGTCCGTGGATCGAGGCGAACGACTGGATCGACTCGGCGTTCTGGGTCGGCTTCGCGCATCTCTCGGCGAAGATCGTCGGCACTCGGCGACCCGGCTTCCGCTACCGGACGCATCCGGACTCACACTCTCGTAACATGACTCCTGATCAACGCGCTGAAGCGTACGCACAGCTAAAGCGGCTCACGTACGAATGGGATCTTTGATGGGTGTTCAGGACCGGATCGTTAGACGGCTTCCGATATGGATTCGGACGGCACCGCTCGACGCGACGTTCTGTGTTCTCGGCATCCCCGGCGCGACGCTCGCCGTCGTCGGCGTGGTCCAGTCCCGAGCCTTGTCCGAGTTCCTTCCCGGTTGGGGTCGGCTGGTCTGGTCGATCTGCCTGTTCTTCGGGTGCCTGTTGTGGCTGATCGGACTATCGTCGATCAAGGAAAACAACGGTCACATGGTCGTGACCCGAATGCCAATTTTGATCTTTGGCTTGTACCTGTCCTCGCTCGCGGCGCTGGTCTACGGTGTGGCCTTGATCATGATTGGGGGTTGGTCGGGCGTCCTTCCGGCGTGGCCGGTGCTGGTCTTCGCCGGGGGCACATGGCTTCGGCGAGTCGATCTTGTCAGCCGGTTCCGAGACGAAGAAGGTGATCTTTGAGCACGCAGACGATTACCTTGATCGGCTCGATCCTGGTCGCGCTACTCGGCGGGGGTGCGATCAAGGCGTTCTTCGACTACCTGAACGACCGGCGACGGGGCAGGATCGAAGAAGACACGCACACGTTCAAGACCCTTGTCGAAATGAACACGCTTCTTCGGTCCGAACTGAAGGACGTCCGGCAAGAGCTGGAAACCGAGCGCCGTCAGCGCGTCGCCCTAGAGATCAAGGTCCGGCATCTCGAAGCCCGGCTAGGAATGGAGTCCGATACATGACCGTCGAGAGTCGAGCGAGTTGGGGCGCGCGAGCAACGCGCGGTACTAGCTACCTCGCGAGCACGAAGGGCGTGAAGGGTCATTACACCGGTGGTGTGGTGAACGTCGGCACGCTTACCGATCACGAGAAGTGCCGTGCGGCCGTCCGGGGAATCCAGAACGGGCACATGGACGGCAACGGCTGGAACGACATCGGGTACAGCATGATCGCATGCGAACACGCGGTGATGATCGGCCGTGGCGCTCACGTCCTACCGGCGGCGAACGGTGCCGGTTTGAACTCAGGCCATTACGCAATCCTGGTACTGGTCGGTACGTCCGGGTCGGCGACGATCACGGACAACATGAAGATCCACTTCCACGAAGCGCGCGACTGGCTTCGGGCTCACGGGTCGGCCGGTACCGAGATCAAGGGTCACCGCGACGGCTACGCGACCGATTGTCCGGGACCGAGCGTGTACCCGTGGATTCAGGCGGGAGCGCCGAAGCCTTCAGGGCCGGTCGATCCGCCACCGTCACCAGAGCCCGAAGGGGGCGACGTGCCTCAGTACTTCAGCTACGGCCGGTCGAACGCGAACCCGATCACGGTCGCGGCGAACGAGTGGACCAAGATCACATGGGATACCGAGTACTCGGACCCGTCCGGCGAGCATTCCGGCTCGGGATACACGATGCTTCAGGGTGATCCGTCGCTCTTCAGCGCGAAGGCGTTCGTCAAGTTCGCCGGGCTGGTCGCGGGCGATGTGGTCGAGGGTCGTTGGTCCGAGTACCGGTACCAGGCGGGACCCCCGGCGGCCGACGTCGCCGAAGAGATCGGATGGACAGAGCCCGTCGTTCTCGGTCCCGACGTCACGGCCGCGTTCTCCGAGATCGGCTCGCTCGCCGAAGGCCGCAAGCTGGTTCTCGAAGTACGGCACGCGTCGGCATCGGCCGTGACCGTCGAAGGCGCACGCGCCAAGATCGACGCGTGGCAGTAGAAGAGAGGATACGGACATGGGGGAAGGACTGAGCGCACTCGTACGCGCTCTTCGCACGTTCCTTCAGGGACTCGCGGCGGCCGTGCTGGTCGCCGGTGGTGAAGCCCTTCACACGGCGCTGACGTCGGGATCGTTCGATCTCCGGTTCGCAGTCATGGCCGTGATCACGGCGGCCGTGGGTGCGGCCGTGTCGTACGCGTACAACGTGATCGCTCCGCGCGTCGGCGTGTCCGGCTCGCCGTCATGGGAAGGCTTGCTTCGAGCCGGTCGAACCCTGGTTCAGACCGTCGTCGCGGTCGGGCTCATGGCCGGATGGGACTCGATCTATGCGACCGTCACCGGCGGCAACTACAGCCCGGCGGACATCGCGAAGGGTGCCGTCGCGGCCGTCGTGACTGCGGTCGTGGCTTACCTTCAGGTGACCTTCGAGACCTCGAAGGCGAAGGCCGCGAAGGCGTGAGCGCGTTCGACTACTGGCCGTGGTACCTCGCGGCCGTCACGATCGGGTTCGGTCTGTGGGAGACGTCGGCGATCGTGACCGGTCATCGGGAATGGACGCTGACGTACAAGATCCGGACATGGCTCGGGATCGAGTCGGGAGCACCCCGGCGCGTGTGGACGTCGATCGTTTTCGTCGTCGCGCTGATCGCGTTCAATGTCTGGTTCATCCCGCACATCATTTTCGGATGGTGGGGCGGCGCTCCCTAGATCAACCCGCCACATGCGAGAGCCCCCGTTCCGGTTCCCAGGGATGACCGGTGCGGGGGCTCTCTTGTGTCCAGCTAGTTGCAAATGCAGCGAACCCGCTTGCAACCGGGACAGACCGGCACTCGCCGGATCTTGATCTTCCTCACGTGATCACCACCTTTCAGAAGGTCGAGGTCGGCGAGACTACTCGGGGTCGGTCACCAGACCGGCCGTAACGAGCGTCTCGTGAACGCGCGTGTAGTTGGTGCCGGTCACGCGCATGATGTCCGAGACCCTCTCGCCACGCTCGAACCGGCGCGCGATCTCGGAATCCTTGGCTTCCCTCTGCTGCTTAGCGTTCGCCATGATCGTTCCCTTCGCCCATGTCTTTGACCACTCGTCAAATCGTCTCATGAGCATGACGGCCGGTCAATAGGAAGAGCCCCCGGCGCTCGAAGCGCTCAGGGGCTCTGTGACGGTCTCGGCTACCGATGGGGTACAGGCACCCCCGGAACTCCGTTGCCGTCGTCTCCGTGCGGCTCAGGCTCGGGACGGCCCATCTCCGCGAGGTCGATTACCGGCGTCCGGCGCTCGGGAACCTCGCGAGGTTCGGAGTAGTACCGAGCCGCGTTGTAACCGTCCATGAACCATTCGGACGCGAGGTCGAGGTATCGGAGCATGGTCCCGAGCACGATCCCGAGCGTGTAGAAGATCGTCATGTCAGATCCCCAAGACCCATTGCCAGACGGCGACCATGCCCCGGAAACCGAGCGCGAGCACGGTCAGCATGAGCACGAACGCGATCACGAGTCCGACGTACCAGCTCACGCGCTGAACCGGCGTGAACCCCTTCGGTGCTTTGAACACGGCTGATTACCTCCTGTGGATTCCCGAGCCGAAGCCGAGCCCGATCAGCCCGGCGACGGCGATCACTACGATGAACGGTCCGGCCGGTATGCCGGTGAACGTCGCCCACAGCCCGACTATGAGAACGATCAGTAGGGCTGTGAGCACGATCATGGTCACGACGATGATCCGGATCACTTCGCCGGACCGCCGGGACACGTCGGGTCGTCGATCACGACAATGAAGCTCGACGTCGTCTCGCCGTCGCTGCCGTGGGTGTTGGTGAACACCCGGTGCCCGTGGCCGTCGCACTTGTGGGCGACGTTGCCGTACGTGTCCGGGTAATTCATGATCTCGGCGGTTCCGTGGTTGACCTCTCCGACCGGCGCGTCACCGCGACCGTTCGCGTCGTTCCATCCCGAGCACGCGGTGAGGCTCACGGCGACGGCGAGCGCGCTCAGCGCGACAGCGATCTTACGGTTCATGATCTTTTCTCCCTACTCGTAGGTTTCTTCGACGTGGTCCCGGACGTCGTCCCAGTTGTCCGCGAGCCGCTTCAGCGTCTCCCGAACCGCGAGGTCTTCGGCCGTGACCCTGTTCCACTCGTTCATGTCGAGGCGAGCCAAGATCTCCCCCTCGACAAGATCCTGAATGACCGTGGGGTCGAGCGCGTCGAGTTCCCAGCTCTCGAAGCCGTAGAGATCGACGTAATCGTTCGCTCGCGAGTCGGTCATCTTCGCCGGGTTCGGCGGGGGTGTGTACTGCTCGACCTGGTTCATGTTGAGCGCGATCCGGTGGACGTCCACACGCGAGCCGAAGAGCCGAAGCCGGTCTTCGAGGTCGCGGGTCATGTCGAGCCCTGACGGGTCGTGGTCGCCGAGATGGATCACGGTCGTGTGTCGGCCCATGCTCTCGTGATGGACGAAGCGGACACCGGCCGACCGGACCTCGCTCGCGCTCGCGTACCCCCGGCATGCGAAGTAATCGACGTGCCAGCGTGAGCACGGGTTTTGGATCACTCCCACGAGAGCATCCTTCTCGATCCACACTTCGACATGCTGATCTTGGTTCCGCCAACGGTTCGTCTGGAACTGACCGGCGACGGCGCGCAAGATCTGGTTCGGGCTTGTCCACGTGGTCACCCCACGAAGGAACCGGGTCCGGTCTTCGATGTGGTCCCAGTCGATCAACCCGGCGAGCCGCGCGTCAGCGACGATCGACCCGATCCGCTTGTACTCGGTCTGCCGGTTGTCGATATAGCCACGGGCTACGAACTGGTAGTAGAGCTGACGAAGGGTCAGGCTCAGTCCCCGACGTGCGTACTCCTGACAGATCGTTTCGGCAATCGCGATGATCTCGACGCTCGACCGGTTGAACCGCTTTTCGATGTACGCCTGTTTCATGATCCTGGTATCCCTCCGTGTTCTTGGGGCATGACCTGATTCTCTCATCCGAGTGACACCCGGTCAAGCGATACGGCGCGTGACACCCTCAGGGGCGCATGTATTCAGCCCGGCGTTTAATGAGCCTCGACGGCCCGAAGCGAAGCCCTGATGACCAGGGGAAACGACGAACTCGGGGTACCCGGATAGCGAGTACCGGGAAGGGGGTCGAGGCGCTCAGCGTGGCTCTCAGGGCCGTACAGGGGCATATCGACGGAGAGTCACGAAGACACGAAAAACCCCCGGCGACCGTGGTCGTCCGGGGGCTCTCCGATCTTGGATACCGGCCGCGAGTCCGGTTCCGATCACTGCTCAGTCTATCGGGTCCGGCTCGCCGTCGTCCGGGTCGAACGCGGTCGGCCGCCATGGCGAGCGCGGTCCGTCATGCTCGATCTGCCCGGCTTCGGCAAGCTGACTGATGATCAATTTCACGGTCGAGTACGGGATCTCGGTATAGGCACTGACGGCCTTCGGGGTCCCGTGCCCGATCTCGATCGCTTCGAGAACTTGATCACGAGTCGTCTTCACGGACTCGATCGCTGGTCGCGAATCGTGCTCGACCAACTCGGCATCCATGATCGCCGACTCAAGATCGCCGTTCCAGGTGGCGCGGTCGATCTCGGTCCGGTGACGACTCAGAACGTCGGCTTCCCTGATCACTTCGGCTTCGTCGTTGAACCAGCCGCGAGCGAGCACCGGCCGGACGTGCGTCCCGTTCCTGATCAAGAACGAACCGGGACGACCTTCAGGGCAAAGCTCCGAAGGCTTCCAGCCGGTACGCGTCGCCGAGTCCCCGAAGATCACTCGGTCGGCGACGGCGTCCGCCGTACGGAACCCGATTCGCTGGCTCAGGTTTTGCTTGATCTTGGAAGGAAGGTTCTCCTTCACCGGATACTGAGTCGCGATCACCACGATCCCGCCGTACGCGCCGATGATCGCCGCGATGTCCGCGACCTTGTCCCGAGCCTTCCGGTCGAGTCGCTGGATCTCGTCAACGATCAGAACGAGGAACGGTTCCTTGACCGTCACTCGCCAGTTTCGCCAACCACGCTGAAGCATGAGATCGCCGCGACGCTGAAGCCCGATCAAGATCTGATCGAGTAGCGCGTGAGTCTTCTCGGGACTGTCGGCGAGCGCCGCGAAGACGTCGCGCCACGGTCCGAGTTCGGGAGCACCCGGCTTCAGGTCGATACCGACGATCGCGACGTGAGGGATCTTCGCGAACGCGCGGATCAAGGTGTTCACGAGAGCCGACTTCCCGGCTCGGGTGAGTCCGGCAACCAGCGTGTTGACCCACTCGAACCAGACGGTCATGGCGTTCTCGAAGACCCCGAGCGAGATCATCTTGTCGTCCATCTCGTCGAAGTCCGGCGGGGGCATGGTCTCGGCGTGCGGATCGGCGAGCATGTACCGGATCGTCAACCGGCGCGCGTCGGTCTCCGAGCGATCGACCCGAGCCATGCCGGGGGCGATCGTCCAGAGCGAAGCCGTCTCGATCTTGTTCATCCGAAGCGCGGTGAAGTTGAGCGTCGTCGAGCCGTGTCGCATTTCCAGCTCGATACAACGTGACCAGCGCGAGAAGGTGAGCCCCTTCAGTCGCGCGCCGGTCAAGCCGGATCGGCCGGTCCAGCCGACCCAACCGTTGATCAACGTCCGTGCGTCCCGGCGAGCCGTGTCGTGCTCTTCGCGGCTCAGACCGTCGAGCGTGAGTACGACCTTCCGCTTCGATCTCAGCTCGAAGAGCCATGGTCCGGCAGCGACCAGCGTTACCAGGATCAACACGACCGAATCCCAAAGGGTCGGCCGGTGCGGAAGACCGTCGCTCGCGGCGTTCGGCCATGTCGCCCATGTCGCCCATGCGGCGAGCACGAACGGCGCGGCGAGCACGTACGCGAGCCTGATCTTCTGCTTCCTCGACCGGCCGTTCTTGCCCTTCGCCGTGAACTGACGGAGCGCGCGGAACTTGTAGCCGAAGAAGTAGATCATTACCGAGCACAGCGCCGACACGCTGACGAACCAGGCGACCCGAAGGGGGTCGCGGCCGACAAGCGCCGTCGCGAGCCAGTAGAACCAGGCGAGCACGTACGGCGCGATCTCTTCTCTGTGATCATTAAGGAAGGTGCCGAGCCCGTCTGAGGACCCGGCACCCTTCTTAGATGATCGGTACTTCGGCGGGTTCAGGTACAACCGCCGGACCGATGCTGTCATGATCCGTTGACCCCCTGAGCGGTCTTGTAGTGACGGATGATCGCGGACGCGAGAACCTTGTTCTTCTGTCCGAGTGCGGCGGCAAGCTCACGGGTGTTCAGGGGCGAACCCGAGTCCACCGAAGCGGCGTAGGTCGCGAGACCGTCGTTCCACTTCGTGTGGTTCGACATGTCGCGGCGGCCGTTGAGCGTGCCGTTCCCGTTGCTGTGCGCCACGGTGGCGGGCTTCGGGGTCTCGGCCGGTGCCGGTGCCTCGACTTCCTTCGTGGTCTTGCCCTGAGCCTTCTCAGCGTCCCGAAGAGCCTTCTCGCTCGCCTTGACGGTGGCCTTCGCGATCCGGCGCGTCTCGTACATCTCGACGGCCTTCGTCGGGTTCGTCTCACCCTGCCACGCGGCGAGCCGGATCACCTGGAACGAACGGATCGGGTAAAGGATCTTCCGGCTGACGCTGAGCTTGACGGCGCGCGAGTCGATCTCACCGGCCGACCGAAGCGCTTCGCGGTACTCAGCCCGGTTGTGGATTCTCCAGAGCCACGGGGACGCGAACGAGCACAGCGCGAAGATCACGGCCGTCGCGTTGACCTTGCCGAAGAACTCGCCGTCAGCCGGGTTCGACCAGTGCGAGAAGTTGACGGCCGCGACCAGCCCGGCGACCAGGAAGGCCGCGAGGTAGAGCGAAGCCGCACTGTCCCGGTTCAACAGAGCCCGGTTCGCGTAGTACTGAAGGAACAGGGCGATCGACTCGGCAGTGACACCGAACATGATCGACGCGAACCAGCGGAGCACGGTCCCGGCGTCGCCGATCTCCAGATGATCGAGAGCCCAACCAATCTGACCGGTGATCGCGGCGACGTTCACCAGGAACAGGGGCGCGTACGGGACGGCCTTGTTCGCGAACGCGCGGAACTCGGTCGTGTCGATCTTGCGCTTGGTCGCCTTGTCCTTCAGCTCTTCAGCCTGCCGGACGCGGGCACGCTCACGCTCTTCGGTCTCGCGCTCGAACGAAGCGGCTCGGTTGATCCGGTCGAGTTCGGCCTTCGCCTGAGCGTCCTTGATCGCCTGGTCGCGAGCGATCTCGGCTTCCTTCGCCAGTTGGGCGGCCGTCTTCGGCTTGACGGTCTCGGTCGGCTCTGGGACCGACGCGGTACGGGTGAACAGTTTCATGATCGTGTCCTTCCAGGGACTTAGCGTGTTACCCAGATGATGATCAGCGTGATCACGCTGAGGATGATCCCGAGAGTCGCGTACCAGTACATGGTGACGCGCAAGATCACGTCACCGGTACGGCGCATGACGTAGCCGAGACCACGTACCGGAATGATCGCGTACCGGTACCAGCCCTGTACCCAGGTACCGAACGGTGCGGTCTCCGGTGCCATGAACGTCAGCCATTCCGGATCTTCAGCGATGACGATAGGCATACCGGCGTACCCGTCCGGGTCAACGTCGCCGGTACGAGTGGCCGGTACGTCCCGGCTTCTGCGCGCGATTTCCTTTGCCATAGATCGAGTGTGCGTTACTCGTGACTCTATGTCAAGCTCAGTTCAGGAGGTGGTACCGATGATGGGTCGGTCACATGCAATCAGCGGAGTACTCGCCGTTACGCTCGCCGGTGCGTACCTGAACCTCGACGTCGCGTCCCTTGTGGTACTCGGCATGGTGGTACCGGGATCGTCCCTGCTACCGGACGTGGACCACGCGAAAAGTACCGTGTCCCGAACGTACGGACCGGTGACGCGAGGGTTCTCGAAGCTCGTGGGACACCGGCAGATCACGCACTCGGTACCGGGGGTACTGGCACTCGGTACCGTGCTCGCCGGTGCCGTCGCGGTACGGGACGGCTACCCGGTACCGCTCGAAGGCGTGGCGCTGACTGCGGTACAGGTACTCGCTCGGGTGATCCTTTGTGCGGTACTGATCTTGGTACTCGCGGCGTTCCTCCGGTTGTTCCGCGCGGTACCCGGACGGGTCGGGTCGTGGTTCCGGCGATCATGGTTGGATGATCTTGCACCCTTCCCGTTCGTGATCTCCGTCGTGTGCTTCTCGACGATCAATCTCCAGTTGATCCCCGTCGCGATCATGGCCGGATGCGTGGTCCACATGATCGGCGACATGATCACTCGGATGGGACTTCGGATCTTCTGGCCGTTCTCGAAACGGACGTACCGGCTCGCCAAGATCAAGGCAGGCGGGAAGATCGAGAAGGTCTTGATCGTCCCCCTGATGTGCGCCGGAATCGCCTTCTCGATCGGGGTCATGATCTGGCATCCGGTGGCCCATTTTGTGACCCTTTTTTCCGAGTGGTGGGGCTGACCGAAACGAAGGCTAAGGGCTAAGGCTAAGACGTCGCCCCTGATCACATACGCGCGGGCGAAAGATCGCGAAGTCTAGTACTGGGCTAAGTTGACAAGTGGTCACGCCCGAATCACCATGGACTCAGGCAGTCAACGAAGGGAAACGGATCATGTACAAGGAACTTCAGGGCGCGCTCAGGGCCACGAACGAGAGCCCGATCTTCTGGGCGTTGCTGGCACTCGGCATGCTCGTGATCGGTGCCGTGTCCGGCTTCTGGTTTCTCGTGATCGTCGCGGCGCTCCCAGCGTGGCAGTGGGGTTACCGCGCGGGATGCGAGATCTACGAGAAGGGGATCATGTGCGCCAAGTGCGCCGACCGGCTCGACGTCGAGGAAGACCCCCGGAACGATCCTGGCTCGCCGTACGGCCTGACGGCCTGAGAGCCACGCTGAGACGACAGAGCCCCCGTCCGGTACACACCGGCGGGGGCTCTTCGTATGTCCGGCTCAGTTCATCTCAGAGCCGCGCGGGCTTGCTTGCGAAGCGACTCGATCAGGCTGGACACGATCGCGTCGAACTCGGTCGCGGTCGGGAAGCCGGTCTGAACGGCACCCTCGACCAGTACCGAGCCGAGTACCGGGGAACGCGCGTACATGGTCACCACGAACGCCGGGCTCGGTCCCGTGGGAGCGTTGATCACCGTACCGGCGACCGAGTACCAGTACGTTTCCCCGAGCCGGTACTTCAGTACCGCGTGACCGACGTACTCGCGTACCGTCGCGTCGAGGTCGATCGCACCGGTACCCGGTACGGCCGGTTCCGGTACCAGCGGTACCGCGCCGTCGAGTTGGGCCATGTCCGTACCTCCGAACGAGAGAAGCCCCCGACCGGTGATCCGGCGGGGGCTTCAGTCTAGGACTCGGGGTCACACGCGCTTCTCGCAGACCGGCCCGATCCCCTTCGCGACGCTCTTCGGGTCGGTCAGGGTGCGAGCGCAGACACAGCACGTGCCGTACAGGACACCGAACGCGGCGCACTCTTCGACGGTCATCCGGTGCTCAGGCTTGATCCGGTAGATCGCACCCGGCGCGTACTCGAACCAGACGGCAGCGTCGGCGTAGTTGCCGTTCAGGATGTTCTCGGTCATGAGCGCGTTCGCGTACGGCCGACCGGCACCCGAGATCTTGACGCGGAAGATGTCCTGACCGATCTTGTACATCCCGGCTTCGAGCCCGGCGGCCGGAACGGTGCGCTCGCGCTCGGGACGACGGACGGCCTTGACGGCGTCGATCATCTGGGAGCACTCGCGGCGGCCGATCTCGAAGGTCTCGGTCGCGTCGGTGTCGAAGGTGAGCATGACGGCCTTGTCCAGCGTCAGCCCGCGCTCGGTGATCAGGGAGTCGAGGAAGGAGATCTGACGCTCGGTCGCGGTGGTGAAGCTGGCCATTTCGATCACTCCGTGTCTTGTGGACTTGAACTTGCCTGAATTCATAATGCGCTTGCCGTGACCCCTTGTCAACATGAATCCGGCTGGACATGAAAGAACCCCCGTCCGGCGGACCGGCGGGGGCTCTCAGGGGTTGATCACTCGAAGCACGTACAGTCGTCGCGGTGTCCGGGCTGAGTCGTGGTCCCCTCGATCAAGGACCGGACGAAGTCAACGGCGATCGACCCGGCGTACGCGTCGCCGTCCCAGCACTCGGGAGCGAGATCCAAGATCCCGTTCACGGTCGAGTCGTGCGCGTCCTGAAGCTCTTTGAGCTGATCGCGAAGGTACGAGATCGTCGCGTCCTTCTCGGCGCTCGCGGCCTTCATGCGCTGGTACTCGGTCTCATTGATCACAACGGCCATGATCCGATCCTTCCTTGATCAGTTGGGGCTTTGGTAGGTGAAGCCGGTTCCGTTGTTGATCGTCTCGGGAGTGAACCCGCACGTCCGGCATGTGAACTTGGTGATCCGGCTTCCCGGCTTGCCCGCGAAGATCTCGCCGGTTCCGCACTGCTCACAGCGCGTCGAGGCTGTGAGGTTGATCGGGATGCCCTGAGCCTTCGTCGGCTTCAGCTTCACGGGGTCGGCGCTCGCGCCGTCGTGATCGCGGTTGCCGGTTCCTCCGAGCATGCGGGCCATGATCGTCTCCCTGAGTGGAGTTGGAAGCCCCCGGCGGCCGGTCGCTCGCCGGGGGTCGCGCTGGTCTAGCGGTTGAGAATCATCAGAGCGGCGACCCGGCAGACCCGGCACGGCGTACGCCGGTTGTGGTCCATCGCGGTCAGCGCGTCGGCGAGCGAGCCGAAGGTGTGGCCGGTGTCCAGACTGCGGACGGTGGCGACGGCCGAACAGACCTCGCGGCCTGACGGGGTCGTGATCCCCGCGATGTGGATCGTCGAGCGATCGAACTTGATCGTGAACCGGTCGCCGGTCTCGATCTCGATCGAGATCGCGTCCATGTGATCGTCTCCTCAGAGTCGGTTGCTTGCCGGGTCCCAACATCTCACGAACGTGACCGGCAGTCAAGGATGTATCCAGCCCGGCGCACAATCGGCCCTGAAGGGCTCATGTACTCAGCCCGGCGTTTGTTCGGGCTTCAGTGCCAGATTGGGGGCTCTGAGATGCACGCTGACGGCCTGTCACGCCTTCCCCGGATAGATGACACCCGAGAGGGGGGTCGAGGCGCTCAGCGTGGCTCTCAGGGCCGTACAGAGCCAGGGCATGAAAAAGCCCCCGTCCGGATCACCGGCGGGGGCTTTTTCGATCGATCAGCGGACCCGGTTCATGAGAACCGCGTGAGCGGCCGACTTCTTCTCGGTCGTGGTGTCTTCGAGAAGGGTCTGACCGAGCGCCGCGAGCCGGTTCCCCTTCAGGTCACCGCGCGGGCGAAGCTCGCTCATGTGGTCGAGGTAGCCGGTCACCGCGTTCTCTGCGGCGAAGGCCGTTGCCCCGAGCCGACCCAGCTCGACGGCCCAGACCTCATGAACCTTGTCCCGCCGGTTCGCGGCGAGCGTGACGCCACGCTTCGAGTCGGCGTCGGGCTCTCCCCAGACCTGCAAGATCAGGTCGTCGAGGTCGTTCGCGTCGAAGGCCACCTGAGCAAGCGCGGTCTCTTCGGCGACGAACTCGGCGTGATACTCGTGAGCCAGACCGAGCACCTTCCGGGCTTCCTCGATCTTGTTCAGACCCCCCTTGGTGTGGCGGATCTTGTACGTCGAGGTCGCGTTCTTCAGCGCGAGCCGGTGAGTGTTCGCACAGCGCGGGTACCACTCACTGATGTTCGCGATCAAGGACCCGTTCCCGTCGTGCGTGTTCGTGATGATCACGTACTGCGAGACGGGGTCGGCGACCCCGGTCGGGTCGATCACGAGATCGGTGGGGACCTCAGCCGAGACGAAGACCTTCTTGCCGGACCGGAACGAACCGGCGCTCTTGGCGATCATCCCGTAACCGAGAAGCTCATCCAAGATCGAGTACGCCGTGAGGTTCTGGAACGGGTAGTAGATCTTGCCGACCGAGCCGAGAGGCTCGAAGGTGTCGGAACGGTAGTTGACGAAGGTGTCGGGAACCTCGCGAGTCTTGCCGTCCGGACCGGTGAAGGTCGCGGCCGTCTGCTCAACGGTCCAGTCGAGCCCGGCAGCGCGAAGGACTTCCGCGCCGGTCGCCAGACCCTCAGGGACCACGGTCCCGAGACCATGCCACGCCGGACCGTCGCTCATGAGGTACAGAGCGGCGTCGCCGTTCTCCTTCAGGTCGAGACCGTGGTTCATGAGCACCGTCCCGTTCGTGCGAACGGTGAACGTCTCCCCCCGGTCCCATCCGGTGAGCATGGTCACGGCGAAGGTGCCGTTCCCCTGCTCGGTGATCTTGACGTCGCCGTTCGCTTCCTTCTGGCGGAACATCGCGAGCCGTTCGGCCGCGCGCTCGATCTTGGCGGCCTGTGCGGCAAGCTGAGCGATCTTCTCGCCGTCGAACTGAGCGTTGACGTCGTTGGTGTTCGTCATGATCTTTTCTCCTCTTGAGTTTGCCGCTAGCGCGGGTCCCTTTTCACTCACATAGGGAGGGACTTCCCCCCGGTCGGTCCCCGCGTGCCGTGTGGCCTTCGGTCCGTTCCGTTCTGCTCTTGTACTCAGATAGTTTCATGAGGGTGACCCCGTGTCAAGCGGCTTCCGGCATGTATTCCGCTGAATTTTTGATGACGCTCAGCGACCCCGGACCCGAGCCGGTCGGCCGACCCCCGGCGGATCGCGATCACGACGGCCGCTCTCGCACCCCACTTGACCAGGCAAAACGACGCACAGAAGTTGCCGGATAGGGCGTACCGGGGAAGGGGTCGAGGCGCTCAGAATGGCTCTCAGGGCCGTACAGGGCTATTTCACTCTCCGTGACTAGCGGTCATGACCAACCACGGATAGCGAGGATGATCCCGATCACGGTCGCGATTCCGGCGAGCACAGCGAAGATCTTCGACCAGGGGGACCATGATCGTTCGCTCTGGTTCCGGCGGGCTTCGTCGGCATCCTTCAGTGCGGCGGCCGTCGTGATCACGGTCGCGTCGCGCGAGACGGCTTGATCCCCGAGTCGCTGAATCGCGAGACTCATGATCCCGAGTTCGCGAGCGATATCGGCAAGGTGGCCGTTGATCGCGGCGAAGTGCTTGTCATGATCGGCTAGTCGCGCGTTGATCGCCCCCGCGATCTCGCCACGGTCGTACGCGTCCTGTTGTGACTCGCTCATGCGGGCATCGTATGATTCAGGTCTCGGCTCGCCTGAACCGCGAGCGACGCTCGGGAGACCTCGACCGTCTTCCGAGACGTGTTGGATCACCGGCCGAATGATCACGGCAGAGAACGCCATATGATCGATTTCCGGTTAGGTCGCGCGACGGCCGGACCATGATCAGGCGAACGGGGTAGATCGCGAACACAGCGAAGCCCCCGGCGGGAATGATCCCGATCCGGGGGCTTCGTCGTTCCTTGATCACATGTACGGCGAGAACCCGTCGCCTTCGAGCGGCTCGACGTCGAGCTTGCCGATCTCGTCAAGGATCATCTCGATCAGCGCGAGCGCGATCAGGTCGGCCGCCGCGTTCATGATCTCTTCCTGAGTCCACGCGGGGAAGTCGATCGCCGGACGGTCGGTCACGATGTTGTTCCCGAGCTTCACGAACCAGTCGAGCGGCTCGCCGTCACGGTGCGCGTGAACGGTGAAGTTGTCGCCGAAGACGAACCCGGCGGCCTTCCCGGCTTCCCGAGCGCTCTCGCGGGCAGCGTCCATATCCGGCGCGTACACGTGGAACAGGTCGAGACCGATTCCGTCCGTACCGGCGCGAACCGTCCACACCCGGTTACCGGAGTGCTCGGGGGCGGCCGTGTCGTCGTCGAGGTCGTCGGCGACGCACTCGCCGTCACCGCAGAACGCGGGCTTGCTGAGGTCGCTGGTCATGACGTGCTCGCCGCATCCCCCGGCACAGTCGGTCACGCCAGAGCCGGTCATCGGAAGGTTGTGGAAGGTCATGATCTTTCCTCCTGAGGTGAGGTTCGCGGTACGGGACCTGATCACCGGCTACGGCCGGTGGTTTCCGGTGAAGCCCCCTCAGGTCGAATCCGGTCCATCCGTCCGGCTGGAAGCCGGGTCGTTCTCCGGACCCAAGGTGATCAGGTTCCCGTCCGCTGTTCTGTTGTACTTGCCTGGATTCATAGTCTCTCTAGGGTGACCACGTGTCAAGCCCTAACAGACTCCGGACGTCTCCCGGTTGAGCTGGACCCCGTTCCGGTTCACGGTGATCGTGATCACACACTCGACGGTCTTCGTCGGACCCGGCACCGGCACCCGAGACACCTTGATCGAGACCTTCGGCTTCGGCGTGATCCGGACCGTCGTCCGGGGTCCCGGCACGTACGACGTGATCACCTTCGGTGCCGGTCGCTCGGTCGTGCTGATCGTCTTCGTGACGGTCGGACCCGGCTTCGCCTTCGGGGTCTTGCCCTTCGGTGCCGGACTCGGGGGGAGGGTCACGAATACCGTCTTCCCGGCGCTGTGCGGGTCGCTGACGGTCTCTATCGGCGCGCTGGTACGTCCGGCCCAAACGGCGAGCACGACGGCGCACAGGGCTACTGAGAGCCCTAGGAAGATGGGCCACCGTCGAGGCGCTCGGTTCCTGGCTATCTCGTAATCGGCTAGGTTCACATCCGGCGGGGGCTCGACGTCGTCCGGCCCGCTCGGGTACGGCTCGGGGTCGGACTCGAACGCCGGATACGCGGGCGACCGGCCGTAGCGGATCACTTCGGTCTCGCCGGTCGAGGTCGAGGTGATCGGCTCGAAGGCTTCGAGCTGGTCGGGATCTCGCTCGACGCGGTCCGGCTCGGGTTCGTCTGGCTCGAAGCCGGTGTGACCCGGCTCGAACTTCCTGAAGAGCCCGTGAAGCGGATTCGTGTCGTGCCGGTTGGGGTCACCGTGCTTCCCCATCCTGGTACCTCCTGTCACAACAGAAAGAGCCCCTGACCGTCCGGCCGAAGCCAGAGATCAGGGGCTCTTTCAGGTGATCATCTAGTTGAACGGCGAGTCGTCGTCGTCCGTGTCGTCGCCGGTGCTCGCGTCACCGCTCGGGACCTGGTCGGCCCACTCGGGGGCTTCGAGATGCCACACGGCCGCGTACAGCTTCGGCGCGTTCATGCCCTTCCGAAGAGCCTTGCCTTCGCCGGTGCATGAGATCTCGCCGTACTGCCCGGCAGCGATCTTGCGGACCCCGGCGACCTCGCACGCCTTCCGGACCGCGTCCATGATCGAGCCTTCGGCCTTCCGGCCCTTGATCACGATCCGGCGCATGCCGTCGTCGGCACCGACCTTCTTCGTCTGGTCGCTGACGGCTTCCCACTTGAGGAAGGTCGTCTGAACCGTGATCACCGGGTCGAGAACCTTCCGGTCGGTCTCGTAGGTGACGGGCTTCTTACCGTCCCAGTACAGGAAGTCGCCCTGTTCGTACCGGTTGGTGTCCGCGTTGTACTTGACCTCGCGCCGGTGGATCGAGGACTGATCGACGACGCGGAACCGGACGACGGTCCCCTTGTCGAAGGCGACGGCGGGAATCGCGTTGCCGAACAGAAGATCATTGGCGTCCGGGTTCTGACGAGTCATTTCGTGTACTCCTAAGATCGTTTCGATTTCTGGATGTCACCAGTCAGTGACGATCCCCTTGCGAGTCCGGTCCTTCCGGACCTCGCGGCTCTTGAGAGCCATGTGCCAGCCGAATTCAAGATCTACTTTCTTGAGTCCAGCCTGTTCCGGCTCGATCGCCGGAACCCAGATGATCACCCCCAAGTCTTGCTCGACCTGAGGCATAGTCTTCCAGGTCCATGACTTCTCGTCAAGCATGTACGACGCTCGCGAGTAGCAAGCTAGCTGAATGCACAGCGCCATCTGACCGAAGATCAAAGTCTTCTGAGACTTCAGGTCCCCGATCCTGAGCTTGCCGCGATGGCTGACGATCATGTCGAGCGTTCCCGCACAGCCGATCTCGGGGATCACGACCGTCCGTTCTACGAACTCAGGCAAGATCTTGACGTCGCCGTCGTTGATCACCCGGCGGTACTCCGTGAACCAGGCTCGGTATTCGTCGTCGAGCGAGTCGAGGTCGAGCGAGGTCTGATGATCACCCTCGATCAGGGTGTGAAGATCTGTTCCCTTCTCGCGGCCGTCGTGAGACCCGGCGGCTTCCATGGCTCGCTCACAGAGCGAATTCAGCTTGTTACGACCGAAGCGGGTCGAGGGGTCGAGCTGGGGACCGATCTCGCCGAGAAGCCGAGTGTCTTTCTTGATCCCGAGCAAGACCTGACGGCGCTTCCACGCGTCGAGCAACGCCTGATCTTCGAGCGTGCTCTTCAGGGTCGTGACCCGAGTCCAGCTCTTGACCTTCTCGTACCCCGGCACCGGCGGAAGATCGTCGTACCGGCCGTTGTGCTTATTGAAGTGCGGCCGACGCTTGCCGTCCGGGTGACCGGCCGACGCCGGTTCCGCGAACTCTTCCCCGAAGGGATTCCACGGAACGGCGTCGGTCTCGGCTTCGTCGGTGTCGAACAGGCTCACGCGATGCACCCGACGTGGAACCACTCGCCACCCTTGCCCCTGATCTGGTCGCCGGGGTAGATCGTCCCGTCGCACGTTTCCCAGTCCCCGGCGCATTCGGACTCGAACCCGGCTTCGACGATCGGGCCGTACCCGTTGTCGTCGAGGTCGTCGGCGCTGAACAGCTTGTCAGCCATCTTGATCACTTCCTATCGAGTAGCGGGCTGATCTTGTGGACGTTGATCCGGTCGGACAGGTCACCGCGCGAGTACGGCGTGTCGGGATCGAGCCTGAGCCCGATCCGGTTCGCTTCCCTGATCTGGGCACCGGTCGCGGGCTGACGTCGCCATGACGCACGGCTCGACCGGTCGAAGTCCTTCCGTTCGCCGGGGTAGCTCTCGACGAATGCCGTCGCGTACTGGTCGGCCGTCTGCTCACCCCAACTCAGGGCAGCGTCGAGACCGAGATCTTCCCTGAGGAAGCGTCCGCCGGGTCGGCCGGTCGGCCGGATGCCGACGCGGTACCGGTCGTCGGAACCAGGCCAGATGAACACGGCCGCGTTCATGACCGGCAGGAACCAGACACCCCCGTACGTCTGAAGCCACGCGGCGCGCGACCGGTGGAACAGGTCGAACTCTTCGACGTCGAGCACGTAGTTCGTGAACTTCGGGTTCTTCCGCTTGCGCTCGCGCTCGACGGCTTCCCGAAGCGACTCGCCTTCCTTGATCTCTTCGATTCGCCGCGTGGTGAGATCGACGATCGTCGCGAGCCGGTGATCTTCGCTCGCGCCGACGACGTCCAACACGAGAGCGCGATCTTTACCGGGGAACGGCCGAAGCACGCGGCCGACCATTTGCACGTACAGGGCGGCCGATGTGGTCGGACGGGCGATCACGGCGCACTGTGCCCGTGGCGCGTCGAAGCCTTCCGTCAAGACCTGACAGTTGACCAAGATCTGAACCTTGCCGTCCCGGTAGTCGGCGAGCACGCGCTTCCGGTCGCCGGGGTCCATCGCACCCCACACGGCCGCGACGTCGTACCCGGCGTCGGCGAACGCTTCGGTGAAGTCGAAGGCGCTCTTGACGCTCGGGACGAACACGATCCCCGGAAGGTCGCGAGCGTGCTCGCCGTACGCGCTGACGACGAACCGGCGTGCGTCGGCCGTGGTCAAGGCGTCCGAGAGGGAACCGTCCCCAAAGTCTCCGCCACGCATGGCGACGTCCCCGAGCGAGAGACCCTCGACGGTCACCAGGCGGCCGGACACGTCGCAGAGATACCCGTCCGCGATGCCGTCGAGAATGTCGTACGGCTTGCCCGCTACGGACTCCCAGACGTTGCCGAGAGCCTTCCCGTCGTTCCGGCTCAGCGTGGCCGTGACCCCGAGTGCCAACGTCGGCCGGTCGAGGTCGAAGCACCCGAGCGCGGTCATGATCTCGACGTACGACTTCGCGGCGGCATGGTGGCACTCGTCAACGATCACGAGTCCGATCGGCCGAAGCTGGTCGAGCCGGTTCGCGCGGCGAAGGGTCTGGACAGACCCAACGATCACGTCGGCGTTCACGTCGTTCCGGTTGCCCTTCACGACCCCGATCTTGAAGCCGGTCGCGACGTCCCGAAGCTTCGAGACGGCTTGATCGACCAACTCGTCACGGTGAACCAGGATCAAGACCGCGTCGCCGGTGTTCATGCTGAGATGCATCTTCGCGGCGTGCGAGAAGATCACGGTCTTGCCGGTGCCGGTGGCGAGCACGATCGCCGTGCGCTTGATCCCCTTCGCCCACTCACCGGCGACGGAGATCAGCGCGTCTTCCTGGTACTTCCTGAGGTTGAGAAGCTCACTCACCGGCCGGTCCCTTCTCTTCGAGTCCAGCTCGATACTTCGCGTAGTCGGCCGCCATGGCGGACATGACCAGTCCACCGACGATCAGGACACCGACGAAGGCCATGATCGCAACCAGAAGATCACCCGCGAGGAACCGAACCGCGCTGAACCAGGTCAGTGCGGACTCGGCGAACTCGATCGCGATCGTGTACTTCGAGGCTCGGAACTTCGGCTTCGGGCTGACGTCAGGCACGGCGGGTCACTCCCCACACAGCGAGTTCGGCCTTCCGCATGACGGCGAGCCGTGACGACGCGATCCCCTCGATCGGCCGGTCTCCGAAGACCCCGGCGTTCTCGACCTTGAAAGACCAGTCGTCGTACGTCGCGCCACGGGTCGCGGTCATCGTGAACTCACCCGAGTTCTTGACGAAGGTCCGGCCTTCGTCGTCGGTGGTCCAGCCGTCCGGGATCTTGAAGCGGTCGTTCTCGTAGACCCTGGCACCGGCCGGAAGCTTGCGGCTTGACATTGATCATCCCTCCTTATCGATCTTCTCGATCAGCATCACGTCAGGGTCGATCTTCTCGGTACAGGCACCGCAGTAGAACGAAGATCGCTTGATGTTGCGGCCGGTCACCTTGTACTCAGCGACGTTGTCACACCACAGAAGGCGCTTGATCTCCCGGCGGTTCGGGAAGTGCCGGTTCGGAGCGTCGCCGTACTCGATCTCGGCGTTCTCGCACAGACCCCCCGGTCGTCGGCTTCCGTTGATCATTCCTCTCATCTCCCTTTGGGCTGGTCAGGTCTCCATTCTCCGGCGAGCGTGACGGCTTGTCAATCGCTAGCTGAGTACGGCAGTATGAGCGTAGAGTCCATGACACTCACTGAGAGGGGGTAAGCCTCATGGCCATGAGCAAGACAGAGAAGCGTACGTTCGGCCGGAACCTGAAGGCCGCGCGCATCCGATGCGCGCTGACTCAGGTCGAGCTGTCCGAGAAGATCGAATCGTCGGTCTACGCGATCAGGCTGTACGAGCAAGGCCGGTGCCTGCCGAGTGCCGAGAACCTTCACGAGATCGTGACGGCGCTCGGGATCACGACGGCTGATCTTTTCGAGGGGGTCGCGGCATGAGCGGTTACGGCGACTACGCGGCTACGTACCGGCGCATGGGGTGGCCGATCTTCCCGTTGCCGGACGGCGAGAAGTTCCCGCCACCGTCCGGCCGGACCGGTCGCAACGGCAGGAACGCGAGCCTCGAAGAGATCGAGACCGAGGCGGCCGACCAGCCGAACGCGAACATCGCGACCCGGCTTTGTGGCGGGTTGATCGGGATCGACGTTGACGCGTACGACGGCAAGCCGGGGGCGGCGACCTTCGCGGCCTTGATCGGCGAGTGCGGCGATCTTCCGCGAACGGTGATCTCCACATCACGTGATGACGGTGTGTCCGGCATCCGGGTCTTCCGCGTGCCCGAAGGCGTCGAGTTCATCACGAAGCTTCCGGGGATCGAGATCGTTCAGGCGCATCACCGGTACGCGCTGGTCTGGCCTTCGACGCACGACAAGACCGGCCGTCTGTACCAGTGGATCGACTCGGAGACCGGCGACGCTCTCGGCATGATCCCGCATATCGACAACATCCCGGATCTTCCGGAACGGTGGCTCGACCGGCTTCGCGCCGGTGCCGAGTCGAACAACGGGAAGGCGGCCGTCGAGAAGACCGACCTTGATCGAGCGCTCGCGGTGTGGTGCTCGAAGGGTGAGCCGTGCTCGCACATGGCGGCCGTGATCAACGACTTCCGTCGTCACGTCACGGACGGCGAAGCCCGTCACGACTCGGCGCTTCAGGCTCAACTCGCGATCATCAGGTACGGCGAAGCCGGTCACACCGGCGGCCGGACCGCGCTCGCGGAACTGAAGCGGCTCTTCTTCGAGGCGATCGGGGGCGACCGCGACGTGTCGAAGGAGTGGCGAGACGGGATCATCGGAGCTGGTCAGACGGTCATGGCGGAACTCACTCCGGACGGCTTCAGGGGATGCGAAGACGACCTTCCCGAAGAGCCCCCGGCAGAAGACGACACGGCCGACCCTGACGACCTCGACGACGGCGAGCCGGAAGACGACGACGGGGGGAACCTCGCTCGCGGTCGAGACGGCCGACGCCGGATCAACGTCCGGAACAAGAAGACGGCCGGTGATCTTCTTCGGTCTCTGATCGGTGCCGACGAACTATCCGGCCTGTTTCACCGTGACGGCGAACTCGTGTACTGCCCCCGGATCGGTGATCGCGGGTACATCCCGACGCCGGACGGCAGCGACGACGGCCCGGCTCAGGTTCGGATCATGCTTCCGCTCGACCTGAAGACGAAGATCGAGATCGCCATGTCGCCGGGTGCCGGTCGCCGTCGCACGGTGACCACGACCGATGACGACGGCGAAGAGATCGAGTCTCAGCGCGTGAGCTGGGAACCGAAGATGCTTCCGCTCGAAGTGGCCAACCACGTTCACAACGCGGCTCGGACGCGAGACGACGTCCCGAACCTCCGGACTCTGGCCGGTGTGACCCACACACCGATCATGCGGCCGGATGGGTCGATCATCTCTGAGCCCGGATACGACTCGGCTACCCGGTTGCTGTATCTGCCGACCGGTGGCCTTGTCGTGCCCGAACTCCCGAGCCCGATCATGCGGACGGACATCGGGAGCGCGGTCGGCTTCCTGAAAGAGATCGTCGCTGAGTTCCCGTTCGTCGAAGAGCATCACCGCGCGAACTGGTTCGGCGCTCTGTTCACGCCGTTCATGCGCGCGATGCTGCCCCCTCCGTATCCGGCGTTCGTGATCGACGCACCTTCCCCCGGCTCGGGGAAGTCGTATCTCGCGTCGATCTTGCGCACCGTTCACGGTGGGGTGATCCGTACCGGATGGCCGTCCGATGATGCCGAGTTCGGCAAGTCGGTTCTGTCGATCCTGGTCGGCACGACGGCACCCGTCGTGACCTTCGACAACGTCCGGGGCAAGATCCGGTCGAGCAAGTTCGAGGGTCTCTTGACGTCGTCGAGCTTCAGTGATCGTCTTCTCGGTCAGTCCCGAGAGGCTTCGGGACCCAATGACCGGCTGTGGACGATCACGGCGAACAACGCCGAGATCGGGGGCGACCTCGCTCGCCGGTGCTACTGGATCACGATCGATCCCAAGATGCCCCGTCCGCATGAGCGGACCGGCTTCGCGCTCGATCTGCGGACGTGGCCTCAGGCGAACCGTGGGGAGATCATCCGGGCGATCCTGACGATCATCCGGGGGTGGGTGCTCGCGGGCTCGCCGAGTGCTGAGCTGAAGCGCTCGGACGACTACGCGGTGTGGGATGCCGCGATAGAGGGGCTCTTGAACTGGGCTGGAGTCTCAGGACAGTTCGGCTTCAAGGACGTTCAGAAGGTCGAGAGCGATGATGATCGCGAATGGGGGGACTTCGTCAGCGCTGTGTACCGGACCTTCGGAAGCGAGCCCTTCCGGGTGCGGGACATCA